ACTGGTAAATCGGATGAACTTGCAATAACGACTTTCGCAAGAGGTCTAATATAAAATTGCAGCCTTACAGGGAACGCCAAATCCTGATGCCTATTCAGATTCAATTTTTAATAATTTGATATATAAGCAAGGAATATATAGTTCTTCAGATGTAAATGTGGACATTTATTATGATTTAGTTGACATTGCTAGAATCAATAATCCTGAATTAGATGAAAATAGCAAAAACAATCTAGTAAAAACTTTTCAAATGCGCCATCGTTTTATTGCCAATAGTTGTGGTGAAAAATTTATGATGGCTTATGACAAGTACTTAAATAAAGTTAGTGAGTTAAGAGAGGCTGAATATATTGAAGCAATTAATAAAAAGAATGCTAAAGAACGGGAAAAAGAGGAATGGGAAGAAGAAATCCGTTTAGCAAAACAAGCAAGAGATCGAGCCGATGCGGAGAGGGAGGAACAAGCCCGTTTAATTGATGCTAAGAAGCGGGAAAATAGACAAAAAATTAATCTATGCAAAAGTACTAATAATTATAAGCTATTTATAGAATCCTCTAATGTTGTTAGTGCACGAAATAGTATTAAAGTTGCACAAGACGTTTTAAAAGAAGAAGATAGGTTACAAAGTTTTAGCGGTGTCACTCGTTTAGATAGGCGTTATGCAGCTGCTCAACGGATCGAGTATGGGCAAAAAACTCTAAATCAAAGCTTTGCCAAGTATAAACAATTGGGTGGAAGTGCAAGTAGTGTTGCTACTGTGACACCTCTAAATAATCCATGTAAGGGTTTGTGATTTTTCCAATATGATCAAGAAAAACCGCCGTGATAGTTATCACGGCATTTTTTTTCATATAACTTGATCTATTCTTAACTTAACTTAACTTAACTTAACTTAACTTAACTTAACGTAACGTAAGTGAAGCAAATAAAATCACAGTATAGAGTTGTAACTCTATAAATCTTTAATTTTGGAATCTTGGGGTTATAAATTTAAAATTAATAATTTCAATAAGTTGAATTTTTATTAATAACTATTTGATTTTAAATTTGTTGACAATATTTTTTTTAGAACTATTATTAAAAAAGGTGTCTAAAAATCTGAAATATCATTCAAAAGGAGTTCTTGGTGAAAAACTATACAGTTGCTGTAAAGATTACAGAATCTAAGTCTTTCTTTAAAAAAGATATTTATGAGGCTGCACTTTTTGATAAACCGAATATTAATGCTACTGGTTCCAGTTATGACGAGGTGATTAGGAAGGTATATGAGAAGACGCTTGAGTATTTTGATTTTCTAAGTGACCAAGGTCTTGATATTCCTGAGCCGACTGAAATTAATTCAGTAACATTTAAAAAACGTGATAAAGATGTTTTTTTTCATGTCATAACAATTGATACATCAATCTATGCGGAAAAGACTGAAAAGATTAACGTTACAATTCCCATATCTTTAACACGAAAAATTGATGACTTTCTAAAAGATAAAGTACATAACTCAAATCTTTTCTCCTCTAGATCAGATTACATAACCAAATCTTGCCAAAGATATTTACCCTATGCGAATTATCTTGCCTCGCTCTACAATAATGAAGATTTAATAATTGCTCACAGATATCACGAAAGTAATACCACGAGAAATTGTCTTAATTTGCTCGACTATTTGAAGCTACCTAATTGTCAAGAAGTAATCTTATTTGCGACTTATCGTACACCTACTGATGGGTTTAGTAGAGATGACGGGCCTGAAACTAATTTGCCCCTCATGGGAGCAATTGCGAAAGTCCAATTACCAGGATTAAACGAGATTTATATTATTTTTGATGGACTTTTCCTAACCGCGCAAAGGAAGCCGCGCTACAATGAAGTAAAAGATGTGCTGGATACAGCTTTGGAAACAGATAAAACATCATTTATTCAATTATCAGTTCCATTTACTTCACAGTTAGATCCTGTGGAAGCAGTCAAAATATTAAGTGAATTTCCTAGACAGAAATTAACTAAGGAAACTCGACCTACTTTTTTTAATTTATTAAGTAATCTAACAGAAGAACAATATGTAAATTTTTAACCACAAAAAAGCCTCGCAGTCCGTGGAAAGAAAACGAGGCCTGTCATTGCATAGGAGCAACAACATGCGTACTTTAACACAAATTAATGTACCTTTTCATAGTGCTGATTTAGTAATTATTGAATTCAACAATCAGCCATTTACTGCCATGCGCCCAATTGTTGAAGGAATGGGCCTCACATGGCAATCACAATATGAAAAGTTAAAACAAAGATTTAGTTCAGTTATCACTGAAATAGTGACAACTGGAAAAGATGGTAAACAGTACAATATGGTTTGTTTACCTGTTCGTAAGCTTTTTGGATGGTTAATGACTATAAGTCCAAACAAGGTTAATCCCGAAATTCGAGATACTGTGATCATGTACCAGCAAGAGTGCGACGATGTGCTGTGGGAATACTGGACTAAAGGGCAAGCAATAAACCAACGCTTAACCATTTCTCCAGAACAACAAAATGCACTGCACGAGATAGTTGATCGCCGTGCAGGGAGGGATCGAAGCTTAAGAGCTTCAATGTGGATTCGTCATAATCGCCACTTTGGAATTGCTAAATATAGCCAATTGCTTTCAATCCATTTTGATGAGGCGAAGCAGTATCTTGAGCTCTTGCCGTTACAAGAGCTAGTTCCAGCTGAAACAGATACACTTAAACGTTTAGAAAAGTTTGTAGATAATCTCGCTGCTCGTTATCCAGCATTAGAAAACCCTCTTGCTTATGACATTGCACAGCAATTAGGTGAGGAGCTAAAGTATCAATCTCCAAAAGGACCTAAAAACTTTTGGATATCGATTCAAGAAAGCGGAGCAGTTTCTGTACAGCAATATTCACTACACCACACACCAGTTAATGTTGTGCAATTGCGTGAACGCTTTAATCAATTGTGGGATTTTCTTCATAAAGATGAGGTGCTTGAACTTGGGAAGGTTTTAAAACGCTTTCCTTTCGAACCTGTGAATCGATAAGGGCTTATCAAAATATAAAGATGTCTAAATAGGACTCCCCTAATAAAAAGCCAGCTATTAGCTGGCTTTTTAAGTTTACTGACAAATATAAAATTCTTAATTTTATTGATATTTCCAATGTAATTGATCATATAGTTCTTGAAAAATATTATTCATAAATGCATAATTCGCGCGCGTTTTAAGGATTATGTTAATGACAACAACAGCTTATGATACTCATTTCATGGCTTCCGACATAGCCTTTACAGTAAATCGTACAGAAGTTACTCTAAATATTCCTTTTAGGAAAGTGAAACGTTTGGGCGATATTGTATTTGGTATGGCTGGATGTTTATTTTGTATGAGAGATTTTAGCGAGGCCCTTATTGATTTTATCTTACAAAATAAAACACAATTTGAGCTTCCGAGATCTATACTTGAAAAAACAAATAGTGATTTTATTGCACTAATCTATTTAAGTGGTTCTTGCCTTAAAGTTTCTAAAATGGTAAATGACACTGAGTTTACAATAGAAAACATTACTAATGTTCCTACTGTAATTGGATCGGGGAGTTTTCATACTCAGCATATTATTCATGATTGTCCTAATGCGATAGCTGTTGTCCTAGAAGCTATTAAATACGATCAATATACTGCAGGGGAAGTAAAATATTGCAGTATTAAACGAGAAGAAGTTCATAATTTGGAAGCGCCTATCATGTCTACAACTCTTAATAATCAAATACAAATGTTGCAAACAGAGATTGCTGAAACAAATCATCTTGTTGGAAATGGCAACACATATCACGCTAACACTGAAACATATCACCATGGTGAACCTGTCAAAATTTCTACTGAATTAGGTTTACAAATGTTTCAACATAGTTTAACGAACGTCCGAAATAAATTAACTTCTAATTAATTTAAAATAAAAGCCTGCAAATGCAGGTTTTTATTTATAAACAAAATGAAATTTAATGGAACTTATGTAATTTCTAGAAAAAATTTACTTACAAGATAACCTCATTAATATGAGGTTATTTTTCATGGGCAGTCTTAATCTAGCAGCTATAACAGCTACTACTCCATACATTAAAAAGATCCAATCGGCATTAGAAAAAGCAACAGGCCAAACGATTGTTACACCAGAATTTCGCAAAATTAAGCGCGTTGCTGGTGTTAGCGTTTTACCAGTTGCATTTTTCTTTTCAGGTGGCGCTACGCTTACACTTTATATTCGTGCATTAGCGGATGTAGTGAAGGCCGAACTGAATGATAAAGTAATTGTTCTATCTGGCGATTTTAGTGATGACTATAAGCCAACATTTGAAAACGCCGTAAGTTGTGTTGCTAAACTTATCCGTGAAGCACAATCTAAAATCCAAGAACAAAATAAGCGTGAAAAAGTTAGCTTACCGCCGCGCCGTACTTCTGTAGATCAGAAAATTAAAGAAGTCGAAGAACAAGAGCAAAAGCTTGATGAGGATTTAGCTAAGCAAATAGCTCACCGTGACCAGCTTAAGGAACAAATTGAACAAGCAAAGCATCAACTTGGTATAAGTTCGGAGGCTGGTCAATCCGAACTGGGAAAGCCTGAATTTGATAGTGCGAGTCCAATCAAATCAGTTACAGCAAATATCACACGTGGTAAAGCTGCAATGAACAAAGCCATTATGGAAAAAACCACAGTGCATAGAGCTATGTATCGTAATGATTTAGGCTGGGTGGATTTTGAGTATGGCAGTGATAAACAGGGTATTAAGCATATTATCAAGCGCCGTATGGAAAGTGATGGCATGACATATGATGAAGTTGTGCATATGCTTGTGGATACTATTGTGCAAACAATCGCTCAAGGTAGTACACAACGGCGTACAGAACGTGGATTATCTACAAGAATAAATATTGTATTTAATTCGCATGAAGCGTCATTGATTAAGCGAGAAGGTAGTAATGCATGGCTGCTTACAGCTTTTGAAGTGCATTAAAAAAAGCCCGGTAGTTAGAGATGGGTTGCGACATCTTCTAACCTACACTTATGACCCTATACGTTCTCGTGTCATAAGTGGAGCGGGCTTTGTATATATAATAATCCATGCATTTCTTATTTTCAAATATGGAACCATTCACGCTTACATATATACAAAAGCAATACCCTTAATACAGTTCTTATTAAGGGTGTTTTTTATGCAAATTCAAATCGGTATTGATATTGTCTTAATTCTTGCATTTTTAGCTTATCTTTCCGTTGTTACAGGATGGAATAGCAAGAATAAAGCTGCGTATATTAAACAATTCCGTCATGTGCCTATAAGCCTCTTATTTAAAGAAATCAGATATATGTATTTCATAAGTATGGCATGTGTATTGATCACTATTATTCTTGTTGATTGGCGAATCTATAACGTTGCTTCATATTTTGATGCATTAAGCGTTTCATTATGGATATTCATAATCTATTTCACCATTTTTTCAACTTACCAGATCGGCACTGCAATACTAGTAAAGCTTTTGATGATTTTCAGTAATAGAGCAACTTCCTAATGATCACATCTAAAACAATTTTAGACATGGTTGAGTACTGGCTTAATCATCCGGTCAATGGGAAGTATGGTTCTGATTTTGGTGCACCTCTTTATGATTTGCTAATGGCACCTTTAGACTCGAGGGTGGCAGATAGTTTTATCATTAAGATGAAAAAGGATCTACCAATATTATCTGAGCTTAACTCTGACCAATTAGCACTGTATTCACAAACCGAAGGATTTGAGACGGTTCATATTCATTTAAGCATCATGAATGTGAATATAGATCTTAACCAAGTAGCAGACCGATTGGGTAAATCAGTAACAGGTGAGACATATGACATTAACGCAAGCTGATTTTGAAGCCCAGCTCCAAGCAGCGATAGATGATTATGAGATTCAGGAACGCTATAAAGCTCAAGATCCAATTGTCGTTCACCAGCTGCGTTCTATGGCTAGTTTTTTGACTGCATTTGGTCCAGAAATCGATATTGCTTCAATTGAACCATTTACCAAAACACGTGACCGCTCAATTATTGCGGATGCTACAAATAAAGGCATTTTGCCTATAGGTACGCCGTGTCAGCACTTAATTGAAATCATCAACCGGTCAACAAATGCTGTGAGCTTAAGTCAAGGGCGAATGATTGAGGACCATAGCGGCGGTAGAGTGTGGCGGTTGCTTCAATCCATTAATGTTAAAGCTGGTGAGACGGCGGAAGTAATAGCCGAACAAAGTGAATACCGTGAAATTAAATATGTTGTACCAGTTACAGAAGGGTTCCATAAATATCGAATAGACCTTTTAGAGGACCTTTCACTTGCAAATATTTCGGTTAAGCAGGGCAATAATAACTATGTAATTAAGCCGCGCTGGATGAATGTTGAACCAGGTGAATATGCTGTAACTGTTACTACAGATAATCTAAGAAGATTGTTTATTGAGTTTGGCGATTCTGATAGAGCTGGTCGTACTCTGCAAGCCAATGAAACGGTAATAATTGGAATTCTTGAGACATACGGGGAAGTTGATGTCAATCGTTTAAAAGATGCGGCTTTACTTGATGTACTTTCTAATGATGAACAACGCATATCAGTGCGTTTTAAAGCTGGTGGAGTGATTAGAGAGGGCGTAGATCCGTTAGCTGTATCTGAATTACGTTTATTATCAAGCTATCCATCGCTTTACGATGAAGATGCTGTATTTCTGGGCAACTTTGACTATGCGGTCCGTAAAAAATTCATGAAACGGGCACAGTTTATTTCTGTTTGGAATGAAACTTTGCAAGAGCAACACTTTGCCATTACATACCGCGACATTAATCATTTAAACCTTGTGGTGGTTGCCAAGAACCCAGCTGAACAAGCAACGTTAGAACAAGATATCTGTCGGTATATTGGTTATTGCGATAACTTGTATGAAGGTAAAGTGAATGTACATGAAGTTGTAGAAAAGCCAATTGAAGTAAAAATTAAAGGCTCTTTGGCTTCTGTACATAACACAGATATGGTTAAGACACAGATCAAAGAATTACTTGTAGAACGTTACGGGCGTGAATCATTGAGCTCAAGTCGTTGGCTGGTTAATGGCTTTAATACGCAAGAAATGGGGAAGCTGATTAATGACAATATTGTGGCTTTCCAAGACCGGATGAGTGACTTTACCATTATGCTTTCAAATGAGTTGAATAAGCCTAATGAGTGGGTGTATGTGACAAAAGACAGCATTACTGTTGAGTTGGAACGCACCGCTGATATTTCGGGGGCTACATGGACTCTATAAGCTTTACTCGGCCTATCGATGAACACTATGTAAGTACGGGCTTGCAAACCGCACTTGCTAAAGCATTTAAACAAGTATTTGCACAAAACTTTGAGCAGTCGATACAAGATTTACTGGACTACGGTTGTCCTCATATCGGTAGTAAAACAGTTGTAGAACGGTTCTCTAAACAAAACGGACTTGTTGTATTACGGCGAAATAACACCTCTGATACGTTAATGCGAATTATCTATGCCAATTGGAGCAGCATGGGTAATAAAAGAGGATTAGCGTTTTTAGAGTTTGTTTTACGAATGTTGTGGGGGAAAGATCATTTTCAGATTATCCGGCTATGGCACAGCTTGGAAAAGCTAAAAGAATATCCAGCCTATTTGTCTGATTTTGAAAAGCCAAATTACTTCTTAACAAGTCGGATTAGGATTGTTTTAGATAAAACTGTTGATGCAAATGAAGTGGTAGAGCTGTCACCGATATTACGGCGTTTAGTACCAGCCAATATTGTCGTTAAAGTTCACTCAATGGCATTTGATAGAGATTTAGGTACCACAAGCTTTGCAGCGGCAATAGCAGCTAAGCCTTATGCAGTCTATAACTTCCTTTAATTCAATTGGAACTGTTGAGTTAGCGCTCAAATACAAAATGATTTCATAGTCCTGTTCATTAGTTCAGGACTTTTTTATATGCAACAAGCTCAAGACAATGTTTTAGTAGGAATCGCAGAACCTATCAATGGTCAGGGAGAAAACTTATTAATTGATCATTTCTTAGGATATGCAAGCCATGAATTAGAACCACAAGAAATTGATAAAGTTATTAAAGGGGAAGTGGTTGAAGGCATCACGGAATATGCTCAGGGCCATTACTATAAGATTTCAGCAAATCCTGAAAACCAAAATGCAAAAGATTTTGAAATCAGTATTCATTTTCAGGATGGCCCAATTCCAGAACATGGTGTGAATGGGGTTACCAGTGAAGCATTGTTAAAAGTACTTATTCACCGTACTAAAACCTTGGATGAAAAATTTCCGAGTGAGTTCAACAAACAAGCCATTATTTATATGGAAAGTGCGCTAGAAGAATTTAATAAACGTACAGCTGAGCGCCGTGCTCGTGGTGTTGAAGGCACTCTTGTTAAGTAATTGGGTGAAGTATGCGATTAAAAATCTTTTGTAGAAAACGTGCTTGTTCTCAATTAATTGACTTATCTCAAATGGATTGTTTGCAAGTCTCCGAAAGTGAACATCGAGGAGGCATGATCCATGAGCGCTTTTATGATGTTTTTATTTCTCTTAAAAGTGGGTACATCTTTGATGCAACCATTGAAGATAAACAGCATGACAAGCTATTGGAATTAATTGAGTTTGATCAAAAGATTTGATTTGGAACTGATTAAATTTCAACTATAGAACAACTGAAACAATAGCCTCAATCACAGCATTGGGGCTTTTTTATGGCTAGCAAAAATAGAAAGACAAAAGTTCTATCTTACAACTTACATGACCGATGCCGTAAATTTACCGGTGTTGATCGAAGTAATGTCGATGTAGATGCAATGGTCAACTTGATCAACAGTGACCATGTACAAGAAATGGTTGCTACTAATTCATTACAAGGTTTTTACGGTCATCAAATTCGACAGCGCTATGGTATGGTGCCGCCTGAAACGGTGATCATTAAAGGTAAAGTTGTATATCTTTCACGGGCGTTTAAAACAATTGAATTACGTGCTTCAAAGGATGGAACAGTTGAACACCGAGAAGAGTTTTATGATAACGAGCCTGGTGAGATCGCATTACAAGATTATAAAGCCCAAGCGGGTGGTTTTAGCACATCAGTCAATTACAAGAATGTCGGTGGCCGTTTAATTCCAACGGGTTTTTTTGGTTTTGATTTCGTTGCACAACCAAATTATGCAAGTAATGTAGGGGATGGTCAGTTATTTGATGGATTATTTGTTCCTGAAGAGCCAGAAGGTGTTGTTTCTTGCTTTGATAGCGCAACAGATATTTCACAGTTATCACAGCCCGAAATTATTATTGCCCAATTACTTGAAGATCAAATTTTACAGACATACGACAATATCAATAGTCAGCTGCATCTATTAACCGAGTTAGGAAATGCTCAAGGATTAGTGGGTGAATTATCAGAAAAATTTGATAAACAGAAACGCCTGCAACAACTTAGAGAAGAACGCAAAAAAGAACTCTATACGGGTATGGTAAATCCTGTGAAGAGTTTTGATTCAGTACAACAACAAGCTGAACAAATCATTCAAAGTTTGGACAATCCAAACGTAAAAGAGAAACCTAAAAAGCCGAAAAAGTCTTTTGGCAATATCTTTAGTGTATGGGGGTAATAATGAATTACCCCAACGATTCGCTTAAAAGCATCCAAAACGCTTGGTATAAGCAGCTTGTCAATTTTCGTGCTTGGTATATGCCTGAGACACAATTAACGGCTGACTGGAAGTTGAGAGCCATTGGTAACGCTATAAAAGCATGTCCGTCACGGATGATGGACGACTCAGAAGCAATGCTTTCTGAATATAGAAAAAGCCAGAAGCATGAGGAAGAGTCCAAAGTGCTTTTACCTGTAATGCTTACTGCAACAGCGTTAACTGACCAACCCCCAGATGTAAATCAATTACTACCAGTGCCTGATTTTATTGAAACGGTCATTGATGAGAAACGGGTGAAGGTTCGTCTTGTGCCAACAACTGTACGTGCTCAAATCGCTTTCTTTGCCACCAATCCTAATGATCTGCGTTCAGTCATTGGGCAGTTTTGCGCATACATGTCTAGCAGCGATAACCGCCGTTTTAATGTGCCATTTCAGCAATGGAATGATCATGTTGTTAATTCAACATTCACTGTTTTTGAAAATGAACTTTTTCCATCACCAGTCCCAAGCGAAGCAATCAATCTTTCTATCTCAACTGTAGATATTCAGCTTGTGGGTTATACACCTAACGTCATCGGTTTCGGTGGTCCATTCGACAACAACACAGGTAATGGCTATGAACCTGACGGCTCAGCAACGGAACAGCCCGCAATCAACGACAAAGTTGTAGTGCAAGCTGATCAGTACACATCACTCGATCACCAGCGTGTGAAGGGTGATAGAGAAACAGGTGAAATTACAGTTGAGCGTATAGATGACTGACTTAATCGATAAGGCACAAGAAAGTGCTGATTATTTATTGCAGCAAGAAATTGCAAACCGATGCCGTTTTGAAGGCGAATCTGAAAAAGAATGTGTTGAATGTGGTGAAGAAATACCAGAGCGCCGCCGTGCTTTAGGTGGCGTGAAATTCTGCATTGAATGCCAAACCAAGTTAGAACGCAAACGGCGCTAAGGATACATGTAATGTCTGGAATTATTCGTATAGACAGCCGTGTTGCTGGGTTTTCGGATCAACCAATTCGTCTTATTGGAGCGGCATTTGCTGATACAGGTGAGCTTGTTATTCAAAAAACAGCTGTTTATTCAAATTTGCCCGTACCAAGCGATTTAAGAGATCAAACAGTTGTAGTAACTGACTCACCGGACCAAGTACAGAATTGGCAATTAAGTTTCAATGCAAAAGAGCATTTAGAAGAAGTGATTTCAATTTACCAAGCTCGTTTCAGAGCAAAGTTAATTGAAATTGAGCCAAAGCTAAACCAGTACAACCCTAAAAACGTTCTTGAAATCCGTAAGGTCGATAAAAACGGCCTTCAGCAGGAATTTGATAGCAGCAGCTTAAACAATGGACACATTGCAATTCTATTAGCTGTTTGGGCTAGTACGAAAATTGCCAAAGGCTTTTCAATTACTGAAGGGAATCAGTTTGAAGAAGATGCTGTAGATCCAACAATGCTTCCTTTTTCAATCTATTAAGTAATGGTGTTTTTACGGTATGGCTTTGGCACCATTAAAAGAAATTCCCGAATGGTGGGAACTTTGTGAGCGTTATCGATACGACATCTATGCTTTCGCCGTAGAAGCATTAGGTGTCGAACCCACATGGCAACAAGAATTACTTTTTGAATCTATTGCATTTGATGGTAGCCGTACTTCCGTAGCATCGGGGCATGGTTGCTTTGGAAAAGGGACATTAATCAAATTAGCCAATGGGGAATTTATCCCAGTTGAGCGCATTAACCTAAATCATAAAATTCTTGCTGCAGATGGTAAGACAGAACTAGATGTAATTAAAACAGTAACCGGTTATCAGGAAATGTACCGGTTTGAATATGAGAATGGTAAAGCTCATACCTTCAATAAATCCCACATCCTTTGCTTAATTTCCTTATACGATGGTAACGGCTGGTCCAAGGGCGACAAGATTGAATTACTTGTTTCTCAATACCTGAAATTAAAGCCAGAAAATAGAGAACAGTTTGCATCGTATAGGCTTATAGATGGTGAACATAAGCCTTTAAAAATTACATCGGTTACTGAGCTAGGTGAAGGTAAATATTACGGTTTTGTACTCGATCCAGATCCATTTTTCTTAGGTGATGATGACTTAGTACTTCATAACACTGGTAAAACGGCCAGTGCCGGTATTGTTGCCTTATGGCATCTCTTGTTTTTTGATGAATCCATCATGATGTTTACTGCTCCGCAGATTGGGCAGTTAAAAAAACAAGTCTGGAAAGAAATCAGTATCAATCTAGCACGATTGAAGCAAGGGCCTTTGGCTTGGCTTGCTGATTATGTTGGGTACCAGTCTGAACTCGTTTACATCAAAGGCTACAAAGAAAAATGGTATGTTTTTGCGAAGACAGCACCAAAACATCAACCTACAAACTTAGCTGGTAACCACGGCGATAACTACATGGTCTGGGTCGATGAGGCCAGTGGTGTAGATGATGCTGTCCTTGATGTAGCTTTTGGTGCCTTAACGCATGAAGATAACCGTGCAGTAATGACCTCACAGCCTACTCGTAACGCGGGTATGTTCTATGAGACTCATCACAAGTTAAGTCATCGAGCTGGTGGTGTTTGGATTGCACTCACATTTAACGGGGAAGAGTCACCACTAGTTAGTGAACAATCCTTACAGGAACAACGGCAAAAATACGGCAGCAGGGAAGATGCTCAGTATAAGATTCGTGTTTTAGGTGAATTCCCTGACTTATCAGATGAGTTCTTAATCACCAAGCGTCAAACCGAAGAAATGTATGTTGGCGCGAGTATTTTTGATGACCATCAATTCGGTTATGTCATTACTGTTGATGTTGGTGGTGGTGTTGGCCGTGACGATTCAGTAATTGTTGTTTCTAAAGTTTGGGGTGAATCGCAATGGGGAGAGCGCGCACGCCGTGTAGAAGTTGTAGATATTCCATTATGCAAAAACAGAGATGATATTTTAGAACTATTTGCAAAGATTAATGAGCTACTTTTACAGTACCCAAATGCTAACTTGGTTGTAGATGATAACGGGGCGGGTAAAGGTTTAGGCCAATACCTTAAAAAGCAAGGTATTTTCTACGTTCCTGTTTATTGGGGCTCACAATGTTTTAGTAATGACAATAGAAAAGAGTTTACAAATAAACGGTCATTAGCTTATGTGGGCTTAGCTCGAGCAATCGCAAATGGCCGTTTTAAAATAAAAACGAAGAAACACAATGTGAAAATTAAAGATCAGTTAATCCACGTTCCATACCGTTTTGATGACTTTGCTCGTTATAAAATCTTAAGCAAAGACGAAATGAAACGGATGGGAATTAAATCACCGGATATCGGTGATGCTTTTGCTTTCTTATTCTTGGAAAACGTTCACTACACTGAAGCTTACGAAACCGTAAATGTCACTGACGATACACCGGAAGGCCGTGAACAAGCTGAACGTAAGTCAAGATTCAGTGCTTTAAGAGAAGCAGCTGAAAAAGAAAATGATTAGTTATATGGAACTGCCCACTTAAATAACTATTCTTCATAACTACCATAGATCAATAAATCATATGGGTGGGTTATGGCTATTAACTTCTTTTTAACTGACGCAGGTCGGAATGCATTAAATAAAGTGGGTGATGTTGCTAGCTTTGGTGGGGAACTTACCCATCTTGCTGTTGGTACCGGCAAATTTGATGCATCAGTAGAAGCGAAAAACCTAACTTCTCTTAAAAATGAATTAGCTAGATTTTCTCTTAACGGCGGTGGTGTAGATACAGAAACGGGTACTTTGCGTTTTGTAATGAGTATTGAGCCCACTTTAACAATGGAAGTGTTTGAGATGGGTATTTACCTATCAGATGGCACTTTACTTGCGGTGGCCTCGACTACAGCTGCTCAATCAATCATGTCTTTACATGCAAACGTAGTAGCCATTGTTACATTTGGATTTGTTTTAACTGACGTTAATTTAAAAAACGTAACTATCAAGATTGATCCAAACACACCAATTGCTGTGATGTTGATGAATCAGCATAGTGCAGATGAAGACCCACACCCACAATACGGCGCGTTAATTCGTAAGCTCATGACTGAACATAATCAGCATGAGGATCCGCACCCCCAATATGCATTTGAAAAAGATGTAAAAGCCAAAGACGATGATTTACAACAACAGATTGATGATCTAGATCTTAGTTCCAAAAATTTGTTACAGCAGTTAATCGATTTCAAGAAAAACTTAGATGCTCAATATCCAAAATTAATTGGAGCAGGTGTAAATATTGGTAGCTCAGCCACAGTTGAACTAGGTGGCAAAGTTACTGATTTACGTGATTCAAAGTATGCAATCTATTTAACACCAGAAAGCCCACATGAAGCATGGAAGCTTACCCGTGCTGAAAAGGGTTTTTCATATGAAGTTTGGGACCGCTCAGGTCAAAACCGGATAGGGTATTCAGGTACTGTGAATTGGTCCGTTGTTCAGGTAGCTGCAGAAACACTAAACGATGGAAACGGCGATTACACAGTCCCAGGTGTTTATATCATTCCAATTCAACCGAAAGAACAAAAAGAATTCATTTTGGTTGGTGCTGGTGGTGCTGGTGGTGGCAGTGTCTGGGAGTTAGGAGCATTGGCACATGGGACCAGTGGAACAGATACACGCTTACGTTTAAATGAACTTGATTTGGCGGTTGTTGGCGGCGGTAAAGGCGGTACCAGTGGTCAGTGGTCGAATGGTAGTGCTTTCTCAAATGGTGCTGGTGGTTTAGCAGGTGTAATCACTGTGACATCAAACATAACCGAAATTTCACGCAAGCTTGGTAACGCTGGTACAGCTGCAAACCAAACAAACCACAAAGGCGGCGCATCAGTAAGTCCAGTATCAAACTGGGGTGCTGGTGGTGATGGTGCTAATGGTGTAGGTGATGATGGCTGGGCACTTGGTGGTGGTGGTGCAAGTGGTGGTTTACTCATTTGCCGATATGTGAATTCAACCGAAAAAACTCAGTATATGACTTTAGTTGTTGGTGAACCTGGTGTTGCAACCGAAAGTAATGGTAACACTGGTAAAGCAGGTACTGGTGGCTTTGCTCGTGTAAGTACTGTTAAAGCTTAAATAGGTAAAACATTATGAGAAATGATTATCGAAATGCTATTAGAGACTTAATTCACCGGAATCTTCAACAAAATAATATTCAGAATCTGATTGTTTGGGAAATCAAAGACGATGAATCTCAAGATCCATCACTGTTGAGTTTGAAATTATATGGTTCAAGAAACCATATTGATGCAGTACTTGTGGCGTGTGGTGTGAACGGCGTTTGGGAAAAACTACCACTACAAAAGGTAGCATTTCCAAGGCTCGTTGATCTTTTAAGACTTCAAAAAGAATACTTGCAGGATAATTAATATGTCAGCATTCAAGCCAGATGATTTACGCCGTGCCCAGCTGCAATTAAACCAATCTTTGCAAAATGGTGGAGTTCGTAGAGATCAACAGAGCCGCCAGCGTGCAGATAGAGAACAGCGGGCATTTGCCGAAAAAGAAATTGAATATGATGATTGGGGAAGAAAGATCCCTAAGCCTATGTTCTTGCGACCACAAGATATTGCCCAAGGGGAAAAATATGATGTCGAAAGGGTACTTTTTACAACATTAGGTCAGCGAAATGGAGAAGTACCACGGCGTATTACCCGTGATGATATCTTGGCATTTCAGGAAAACATTCAACTATTAAAAGATCAGTATAGTAAGGGTATTACCCCTCAAAACATCATTAATTTAAGCCGACAAGACGATATTGACCGGGCAAATGAGCAAATCTATTTGGCGGTTCCAGTAAGCAGAAAAGCTGGTTTAGTTCACTTGCTTACTAATGCCGGACCAAATAGTAAAGTTTTAAATCATCACGTTGAGATTGAGTTTTCTAACTTTAAATCTGTTGTTTTTGATATCGATAAACAGGCATTAAACACCGTCAAAAACCGCTTGGCTAAAGGCAAAATCAAATTTCAGTGTGATTGCGAACGTCATACGTTCTGGTACCGCTATATGGCAACTATTGGCGGTTACAATTTAGGACGTGATGAGGGCGGCTTTCCAAAGATACGTAACCCGCATTTATCCGGTGTGGCATGTAAGCATGTATTGCGCGTTGTTAAGTGGATTAGTTCACCATCTGGGATTGCCTACCTTAAAAAGGAAGTAGAGAAAGACCGTAAAAAACAAGTAGGTGCACGGTATAAACAAACAGATAAGCAAATACAGAATTCAATTAACGAGCAAGTAAAGGATTTGATGAATGGTTCTGTTAAGCCAATCAAAGCCAATATCCAAAAAGCAGAAAAAGAAATGATGCGTAGAGCTGATAAAGTTGCCAAAAAGCTCTTAGAACGCGAATTAAAAACCCTCAAACGTTTTGAAGTGGAAACTGTTAGAGCGAGTCAAATTGAAAGAATTCAAGCCTTACATAAATCAGGCGCAATCGACAATGACATGTTAAATGTCTTTATGAAGGGTTTAAGTCGAAATGCTAAATAGATCAGTAAATCAAGTTGCAAATGGACGCCGTTTAGCAGCTAGACGTGTTGTGATGAATGCTCTAGCAAGTATTCCAGCGCAAATTTGGCGAAAAGAAGTAATTTTCAATAATCCGGCTGAAGATTCAAAACCTTTAGATCCTCTTTCTTTTGAAGCGAACACTTTATCGATTCAAGACGAACCCAACTACAAGTATGAATATAAGGGCGCTGCTTATGTTCATTTCGATAAATTTAATGGTGGTTATATTCAAAAGAACTTCTCAATGAATAACCCATCTGACTTGGTGCTAACCGCTCAAGTAGAGACATTCAATGAAGAATTGGATGATGTTTTGGAAAGGATAATCAACATCCCTGACTTGATTCTTAAAGAAGGTGATCTTTTAGGTTTAATGATTTATGAAAACCTAATGTTGTGGTTTGAGATTGTAAATATTACTGGTTTTAGCCTCATGGCAGATTTTGGCAGTAAGTATGTTTTAAACCGTAGAGATGATTTGTTTATTTCACCTATAGGTGATGGAGAAACTAAATGAGCTATTTAATTTTCAATGAAAAAGGTAAAAAGACAGGCGACATTGAAATGGCTGAACAATGTACTTCTGCAATATTCAATTACCAGGTAATCGGGAACGGGGCAGAAGTAGAGTTTTTCGGAAGCAATATTCCATATGCAGATCCGCAAAACGATTCTCACTGGGTGTCTATTCTTACATTAACAGCTGCTGCGCCCGATACTGAACCGTTTAGACAGCATTGCTGGGATAAGCTCCGTTATAAAGTGAAAGCAGGTGATAATGTGGAGATTTATGTTTCAAGTGGTGTAAGCGGATAGCTATATAAATAAAGGGCTGAGATGGTCCTTTAGCTACATTTTCTTTGTCCTCAATTTTGGGGACTTTTTTATGTTTGGAACCGACCAGTTTTAGTAAAAATACGCCATGTCAGACTTTCTGCATCTTACATAGAAAGCCAAAGGCTGGTTTAAAATGACTGTGTTAACAGAAGAAATTCGTAAAAAGTATGATGCTCAACAACTAGCTACTGTTCAGTGCCGAAATTACTATTTCAAAAGTCCTGAAGAGCTTGAAAATGGGTTTGACAGTGCTCAAACAGCGGCAGAAGAGTACCCAGAAGTATTAAAAGCAATTTTTGATTCAATTGGCATCGAATATGCGCCAGAAGTTGATAAAGCTGTGATGTTTGGGGTATCACAATATCAATCACGTCATGGAGGTGAATTACCGCATCCTTCAATCATTGCAGCTGCATTAACTGCTGGTTTAAGTGGTGCGAAACAAGCAGCTGCTTTGCCTGCCGAGACCCTTAGCTATTACGATAGTATTAATGAATCTGGTTTTGATGATGTAAATCACCAGCATCATGAATCTGTAAGCATCGTTCCAGCAATTACAGTTGCTACTATCGCCAACGTTATCGCTTATGCAACACCTATCGTTGCTATGATTCCCAACTCAAATGGCTCAAATGAAGTACCGATTGTATCTATTCGCTTTATCACCAACCGTGATTTTGGTGCAATGAAGAAATCAGAATACTTAGATGGTGCAAATGCTTCTAAGCCTTACGTTGAAGGACGATTCCGTTTTGCATTGTCTAATGGTGGCGCAGGTACAACTTATACTGTGACTGCACGAACTGGTTATGAAGACTTCAAGGCTAAAACACCTGACGCCAAAGCGAGTTTATTGCCATTTATTGCTGGTAATGTATCTATCAAGATCAATGGTAAAGAAGTTGCACATACACGTAACCGAACAAAATCAAAGATTACAGGTAAAATTTCAGCTATTGCCGAGAAAAACGTAGTAGTAAACGGCGTTGAATATCGTGTAATTGGTAGTGAAATTGATATTTCCGCTAGCAAAATTAGCGTGACCTTAAATGAAGCATTACCAGATGGTGCGAAAGTTGAGGTTCATCTTGTGGCTGATTTTGATGCACGGGATGGTAATAATAACTATCTATTAACCCCAGTTGGTGTTGATTTCGAACCTGAATATGAAACTATGGTTGCATCACCAATCATGGCACGGGTAACAGCTTCAACACTATTACAATCTCAGCTAACTAACGAACTTAAGCTTGGTTTTCTAGGTCAGGCTTTAGCAATTGTTCAAGGAAAAATTTTCTTAGAACAAACTGTACGTTTATTAGGTGAAGCAAAAGATTTAGCTGAATACTCAGCTCGTGAAGTTACTTTTGATGCTTCTCGTGGTGTGACTGGAAAATTAGCAGCTGCATTTAATACTTCAGGTGACTTGTTTGCGGAAGTAAATAAATTTATTGCAGCGGCCAAATTGGATATTAACCAACGTACTGGTGGCTCTACCGTCGCATTTGACTTATATGTTGGCGATACTGGGTCAGTATTCTTTAATCAACTGTCAAGCGACAAGATGCCAGTTAAAACCGGATACACTGCTGGTTATGGTCAAATTGTCCGTATTGGTACTCTTGCAGATGGTACTAACGTTTACCACGCACCGTCAGCACAAGAGCTTGTAGCTGAAGCAGATACAGCGTTTGATATGCTTTTAGTTGGTCGTGGTAATGAGCCAATTCGTGCGCCGTTCGTTGGCTTTATTCAAACGCCTCTTTCAGTTATTGAAACTCGACCAGATGCGCGTGAATCAGTACTTACTTTAATCGGTGCTCAAGCAGCCGAAATGAACCCGTTAGAACGTTATGCTGATCAAAGCTATGTCATCCACTGTATCAATATGCCATCCCTCAAAAATTCGTAAGTAAAACAGATAAGGGCGCATTTCGATGCGCCTTTTTACCCTATTTATTGAAAGGAAAATCTCATGGCTGCAGCAACACAAAACACTGACGAAACTTTAGCTTCAACTGACGAACAAGCGACTACTAAACCAAAAAACACACGTAATAAAACCAATAAAACTACAGAAACACAGAATACCCAAGCTGGTGATGAAAAAGCTTCAGACCAAGGTGATTTGTTAAATAGCCAAGGTCCTGAAGACGGCGCATCTCAAAATGAAGGTAATAAACCTACTGATTTGAAAAATAGCGATTCAGATAATGAAGAGTCCAATGCTCAAGAAAATGGAAAACCAACTGAAACATCGAATGATTCTGTCAAACCTTCAAATGATCTAGATTCAAATGGTGGTAAGTCTGGTGATGATGTGGGGAATGAATCGGATCATGTCCTTAAAGAAACTGATACTTCTAAAGTTAATACTCCCATTACGGATTTGTTAACAGTATCAGGTGGGAGTAGCGTGGATCCGCTAGTTATTAAAGTTACTAATAACGGATTTTCAACAGTTTTAGAACCGTTATCACGTGTTGCTATTGAGGCAGGTAAAACAGCAAGTATTACGTGTCATAACCAAACATTTAAACATCAAGTACTGGAAAACTTACGTCAGTTGAAGGGGCTTGGTAAGAATCTAACTGTTGAGTAACAAGATGACTATTTTCATTATTGATGGCACGAACCCAATTATGGATGCTGTTGGTGATCATCCTACTGAACGAAGTATTACACTTCAAAATAACGGTTTAAGTGACATTACCGAACCATTTACGCAAGTTTTGGTACAAGCTGGTCAAAAGGTCACATTCACTTTGATCGGTGACGAAGCTCATAAACAATTGCTAGATAACCTAGATCAAATTAATGGCTTGAAAGGTAATGTACTTCAAATTGTACCTACTGAGGCAGAAGAGCCTACAGAACCTGCTAGCGGATTATAAAATTTAGGAAATGAAAAACCACTTTCGAGTGGTTTTTTTTACATTGGAACTTGCCAGAAAATCAAAAAAGCCAACGGCTCAAAATACTTAAAACAAATAGCCTTGGGCGTGTAATGTAATGAATATACTTGCTCTATCAAGTACAGGTGAGCTATCCCTTGTAGCAGGGGCCAGCCCATCACTAAAACTGGAATTTGATACTCACAGTTATCTTGCAAATACAGAAATCAATGTGGCCTTTTTTGCGAAAGTAACTAGCCCACGCGGTCCTGCAGATATTTCTATGCGTTTGGAAATCCGTGATGCGGTAACAGGTGATCAAATTGTTACTGTTCAGGGATTAGTAGATGGAGACATTGAAAATTCTGCTTCTATTGTCGCTGTAGCTGATGCGAAAGAATATTTTGAGCGTTTTGATTTATCGTTAGGTATTGATGCGTTACAAGCAATACTCAAATCAAATGCTTATAACGAATCAAATAGCTTAGGTCGTGCTTCAAAAACATTGGCATTGGAAGATGAATCGTTACCATCATTTAATCCAGATGAACTATATAAGATTCTGACGAGTCAATTAAGTACCCCGGCATATCTGACTTTACCAAATCCTCATGATTTACCAATTTATGTTGCGGCACAACGTGCAGCTACAAAGCTACGTATTCCTTTGGATGCTGAAATCAATCCAACTTTTACAGCTGAGCAAGCAGCTCAATTTGCGACAAGCGTAGATGCGCAATCACAGTTTGTTCAATTCATTTGGAGCCCGAATCTTTGCCGCCCAACTGATGCTGTCACGCTAAGAGGTCGTAAGGTACCAGCTTATTATTTGGGCCATTACATCGGCGATAAATTATTACGTAATGCAAAGTTAAATAAACAAGGATTTGCGCCGTTAAAAAATGCAGTAGCTTGGAAAGATTATCCATTTACAGCAAAAAATTTAAGCCAGATGCCGAATATTGATCTTGAAGATGAACAGACTCAAGAAATGTTGGCTAAGGCTAAAGTAAATGTAGTTCGCCCAGTTAAGTTTGAAACTACATTATTTGTATTAAGTGATGTGCTTACGCAATACCAAAGCAAAAATAGTGCTTTGCGTTTAGTTCCCGCCGCGGAGATTTCGGCTCGGGTTACGAATAAATGTATCGAGATCCTGCGGACTTATATGTTCCAAGCTACACCGGACTATATCAAAAAAGCTGGTGATGACATTCAAGAGTTTTTAGAGGGCGCTTCTAGTGAGACAACCGGTTGGTTACAACCGGCTGAAGATCTAGGGGGTAAACCTTTTGAGTTCAGTTTAATACCTGACAAAGACTATCCATATGAGCGTGTACGACTCTATTTAGCCCATGGAGTTGTTGGTACAACTCGTGCCGCAATTTTTGATGACGACGTTTTAGTTAAATAATTTTAAGGATCTATCAAGATGAATCCATTCGGACCCACTACTGAAAAACCATTAACTTTACGTGCTTTTGATTCAGCAGCGGAGAATATTTCTACCGTTGTAAGTGAGGTTTCAAGTACTGATCGAGAACAGCAATCTGTGATTGAACAAGTACGACAAATTGCTCTGAACATTCTATCCGATACGGTAGATACAATCAGTGAAGGTAAGCTTGAAGAAGGTGAACTGGGCGTTGATCATTTAGACGCATTAATTGTCGATGCATTAGATGGTGCAGATGATGAAGAAGGTATCTATGAAAACGCTTTGATGGCGTCACTTTCCGATGCTTTCTTAACATTTGGCGTTGACGCTTCTGATATTGAAGAGATCTTTAGTGATGATACAGAAGTTGCTGATGTGGCGTTAGAAGCAGCAGCCAATACAGTTCTTGCTAATATGCCAGACGAAGGCCCTGAACTTGAAGAACTGGTTCGTGAGTTTATTTTCGGTGAAGCAGATGAAACTGAAGAAGGTTTCGATTCAATGGCTAAAAAAATTAAAGCTCGAAATGGAGCATTTAGCCAACGGAAAGTAAATGGGCGAAAAATTCACTACCGTGGTGTGCTGGCTATTCGTCAAGGTGTCAAAACCGTTGTGAATAAACGATTACCTGGTCAAAAGGTCCGTTTAACTTCAGCACAAAAAGCTGGAATGAAAAAAGCTAGACTTCATGCTTTTACTGCGAATGCAATCAACAAGCGTTTACGTTCATTCAAAAAAGGTAAACGCTTAGGTATTTACTAATTACTCATAGGTAAGGTCATTTTTTGGCTTTACCTATAATCCATTTAATTAAGGAAATACTCATGAATACAACTCAAATCATAGGTGAAGCGCCTGGTATTCAATATCAGAAAAAAACTGATAAAACAGAAACAAAGACCAATCAATCATTAACTGACACAATTATTATTGGTCGTTTTATGCGTGGGCGTTTTGATGCACCGATGACAATACATAAGGGTAATATCCGTGGTGAACTTGGTTATGAACCAAATAATCCTGATTATCGTTGTGTCCAAGATGCGCTAGATCGGGGTGTACCTTCATTACAGGTTCTGCGAGTACCTCCAAATATTGGATAAGTTCTAAAAAGAAAGCCAGCTGTATAGCTGGCTTTAATATAAGGGGAGTTCCAGTAGGAACGTCTTAATTTAATGATATGCCCTTTCAGTTCACAGGTTCAAAAGGAAAGCGTTTTAATACTTTGCCAAGCTCAAGTACTTCATCCTTATGAAGAAACTCCCATAGCCCATTAAACTTTTCGCGTAGTTGCACGACATTAATGGGCGTGTGGTGTAGAGAATATTGCTGTACTGAAAGAGCGCCGTTTTCCTGAATCGAAATCCAGAAGTTTTTCGGACCTTTGGGAGATTGATACTTTAGCTTCTCACCTACATGCTGTGCTATTTCATAAGCTAGCGGATTTTCTAATGCTGGATACCGTGTAGCGAGATTATCTACAAAGTTTTCTAAACGTTTAAGTGTATCTGTTTCGGTTGGGCCTAGCTCATGAAGTGGTATTGTCTCAAGATACTGCTTCGCATCATCAAAATGGATTGAAAGCAATTGGCTATATTTAGCAATTCCAAAGTGGCGATTATGACGTATCCACATAGAGGCTCTTAAACTTCGATCTTTTCCTGCACGACGATCGACGATTGCATGTAAAGCATGCTGTTGTTCAGGTGAGATAGCTTTTCTATGATTGATTACTTGGCCTTTTGTCCAGTAATTCCATAAGACATCATCACATTCGTTTTGGTACATGATGACAGTGTCACGAAGTTCAGGTTTTACTTTGTTAGGACTGATGGTGGTGAGCCAAGCAAGAAGTTTTCTTAGTGGTAGACAAACCATTTCCTGTAAGTCGCCAAGAGTAGGTATAACGATTTTCGTTATACCCCATCGTTGAGGATTGGCATTCAGTTTTGCTAATTGAGACTGCCAAGCTAACCCCATACCCTCAACAATAGGCTTCATGGGTGTATATGGCTGACCATCATGTTCCACCAAGTACAACTCAGCATTGTGGAAAGGTACGGTGATTTGAGTTAAAGTAGTCATGTCTAATTTCCTCTTAGAGATTGGATATAACCCCTTGTTTACTTTGATCGGTACAAGGGGTTCTTTTTATCAAGACCATATCCTGTCCTGATGAGTTAAATATAACAACTATTAAATATAATAGCAATTGCGAGTATTAATAAAATTATATTTAATAGCAATTGCGAGTATTAATAAAATTATATTTAATAGCAATTGTTCTTGTGATACACTGAACTAAATATTTTTTGGTATATCGTGATGGTTGAAAAAAACAATGTCGCAACTTTGCGAGAGCAAGCTGGTATGACAGTTTATCAATTAGCTAAACAATGCGGATTTATATCAAATAATCATGTGCTTAATAGGTATATAAAAGATGCAGAAGCAGGAAAACACATCAGTGTTTATCGTGCCTTACTCATTTACACCGAACTAAAAAAAGCTGGTGTATGCGAGAAGTTTGAAGATGTCTTTTGGCTTGAATGTGATGATAAAGATATCGAAAACTAAAATATTTTTCTTGTGGAGTTGGAACTAACTAACTTCTAAGCTTTCCTCATTGTAAATAATGGCTTTATTCAATGAATAGGGTCATTATTATGTCCAAAGCTTTAGCTTATGCACCGGCAGTAAATACAGCTAGAACAAAGTTGCCCAGTACTGAATCAGATCCTTTCTATTTTAGGCACATTACAAGAAAATCAGTTATTATGAAAATCATAACAACTTGATTAACTATTTGTTTTAACTTAACAAACTGAGAAGCCCAATCTAAGCCAATGCCATCAACGATATGCTTCATGGGTGTGTATCGGGGTGTACCTTCAGTACAGGTTCTGCGAGTACCACCAAATATTGGATAAAAAGCTGATTTAAAAAGCTACCTTTTAGGGTGGCTTTTTTATTAAGACCTATTAAGTGGTTGTTAAACAGGTCTTGAAACAGATCTTCAAATTGTTTATATTGAGTTAACCCTGTAGCAAACTTAACTTTCTGAGGACGGTTCTAATCAATTGGCTACAAATTGATGTAGGACACATCAAATGAGAAACGTCATGAACCACATAATCCATAGTCGATTTGTGGCTAGTGTTTCTGAATTAAAAAAGAATCCTACAGCAGTTGTACAAAATGCTTTTGGCGAAGCAGTAGCTATTCTGAATAGAAATAATCCAGAATTCTACTGTGTTCCGGCAGCAATGTATGAACGCATGATGGATCTAATTGAAGATCAGGAACTAATTAAACTAGCCGAGCAAGTTGATACTGACGAAACTGTGAAGGTATCTATTAATGAGTTACGAGCTAGAGTTCTCAAAAACAGCTCTTAAAAAGTTTGACAAACTTAACCCACAAATCGCTGAGCAGTTTATTCGTAAGCTGGAAGCAATCCTAGATAACCCTAAGATACCGAAGAATAAGCTGAGAGGATCAGTTGATCTATATAAGATTAAACTGAAATCAGCAGGATACCGCCTTTTATATCAAGTCAAGGATGATGTAGTCGTAGTTCTTGTTCTTGATATAGATAGGCGAGATGTTATCTATAAACAGATGTGATATAGCCCGCTTTTGCGGGTTTTTTTATTAATATAAAGTCAGTTTTCTAAAATGGAACTGATTAAAAACCAATAGCAAAAACATCATTAATCTTGTTGCATAAATCTGCATTTTGAGCATCAAAATTATGCAACAATCTAATCCGATTTTACTAAATCAGCTTAAACAAGATTCCATTGCTCTACAGCAACTTGGTTCACCATTATTAGCGTGTCAGGGGATGTTTGTTCCTCGTGGCATGGAAGACCTTCGCTTCTTATTTAAAAGTTGCCCACGGCCAATTGTGAGTAATGAAGATCCAGCAGAAGTTCAATATGCGGGTGGATTTACTGGAATTGTTGCTGGTCCTCCGAAAACCCATTACACAGGCAACCTTCAAATCCTAGTAACTGAAGCAGGGCATGATCAATTATTAGCTGAATATGTCGTAGCTAGTGGTGGAATCATCCATGGTGATTATTACGATGGCCGATTAGGAAGTTTTACACGCTCATATGCACTTGAAAACTGTGCTATTCGCTTTGAGTCAGCTGAGTATGATTCAGATAGCCGATCTCAAGTAATGACTGTCTCTTGCCCAATCGACTATAACTACTTTGGTAGCTTCGCAAACATTGGTACCAACGGCAGTATTCAGCCGGGTAAAAAAGAAATTGATGGTACAGCTGAGCTTGTTAATCGAGTTCAGCAAGTGATCAATACTGCTCAACAAGCAACTAATCTTGCAAATGCTGTGCAAGGCGTTGGTCGTCAACTGGGCAATCTATTTGGGTAATGGCTATGAAGTTATTACCTGAATCTGAAGGTTATGCTGTAGTTGCTGGTTCTATCCAGCAACTTTCAGAAGAACTCTATAAAGAATATCAATTATCGGGCTATTCAATTTTGCTTGATGATATCGTGAAAGCATTTTTAGATGAGGCAAAATATTATGCCGGATGGGCTGTTTTAGATTGTCAAACTAAAGCTACCACGAGTATTGAACTGAATGAAACTATCGTACTTAGCGGTGATGAGTACGTAATTATCCAACCTTTAGTAAAAGCTCACTGTGATCTTTTGCAAGCTAGATTAGTTGAAGCTACTCGTGGGCTCGGAGTCGAAAGTTATGGGCTATCTGTATCAGAAGCTCAACAGAACTATAATGAAAAGAAAGACGCTTTGCCTAAACTTGCATTTTGTATGGCCCCAATGAGTTTTAATTTTAACTTGGGGAACCGTTAATGCAAATCACCATTGTATCTGCGGGTAAAATTATTCCAGCATCTGAGCTGATTAGTGCAACTTTAAGAACTGATCTCGTACCTATTCCCGCATCCATTGAGTTCACAGTTCAATCTACTACTGAATTAGACTCCCTTTTAAAAGAAGGGGAGCAACTTACTGTTAATGACATATCTCATCCTTTCGAACTTATCAAAGTTACCCCTCTAAAAACTCAGACTGTTAAACAAGATCGGCGAGTAGGTGGCATCTCATGTATTGGTATTTTGGCTGGTTGTAAAAGACTTATCGAATATTCAAAGCAAGCAATTATTAGTAATGAAACTTCTTTTAATTCAATAATTCGAGCTTGTGGTGCAACGATCAGTCTGGGCAGTGATTTACCTTTGCCTAAATTTGTTTGTTTAAAGGGTAGTATGCCTACACAGCGCTTGGCTCATTATCTGCAACAAGAAGCAGCTGTAATTTGCTTTCAAAATAATAAAGTGTCTGCTCAAAAAATTGATTCTTTCTTCAAAAAGGAACCTATCACAAAACTAGATCCTAGCAGTGTCGTTTGGATATCCAGTAAACCTTTGGAACTGATGCAAAAATCATCTTTTGTCACAGTTGAGAATAACGGTTCAACGGTTGTTGGTGATGACTCAATAACCCCAGGCCACACTGTGACGCAAAGAGCTGGTTTAGATGCCCGACAAGTCAAAAACTTGGAAAAAGTTTTGATCATGCGTGGGACCATTATTAGACCACTAAATTTGAACTGGAATGCAGGCGATATATTCGAAATAGATAGTAAGAAGTATGTCGTTTTAACTGCTGCACATCATATAGATACAGGCGCAATCGGGGGATCAATGGGGACTTCATCAAAGTTCTGGATTGCTAATTTGTAGGTCAAATATATGAATGGTTTAAAACGTGCAAAGATTTTAAGTTACAACGCAAAAGGTCGTACTGCACAAGTACACATTCATGGTTTAACTGATGGCGCGAGTGAAGGAATTACAGCAACTTTTGCCTATCCAGTCGGCGATAGTGATTTAGATACAGAAATTCAAATTGTGGATGGGGAAGACGTCTATGTCTTCTTTGAAAATGGTAATGAAGAACGTCCAGTAATCCATAGTTATGTCAGTCACGGAGACGGCGCGATTGTAGGGGTGCGCCGTATTCGACAAGACAATATTGAATTTATCTCTAAAGAAAATTTAAAAGTAGATTCTGGCACAACCGTTTCAATCAAAACGCCGTTAATGAATGTACAAGCTAATACTCAACAAACTGGTAATAGCACATTAACGGGAAATAGCACTGTAGTGGGTAATACTTCAGTTGCGGGCAATAGTGCTGTAGCAGGTAGTATGGCCGTTGGCACAACGCTTACGGTTGCAGGTGTGCCTATTGACCCTAAAGCTATTGAGGGAGCATTTAAAGACGCTCTTGATAAATTAGAAAGTTTAAAGGAAGAGTTAAAAGAACAAGGCGAAAAAATTGATGAAAATAAAGATCAAGTAAGCCAAGAGATTGATGAAAAAATAAAGGAAGTAGAAGAATTAATAGAAAATATTAAAGATTCTGATGCCTATAAATTGCTGGAAGAAGGTATTAATCACATCGATGAAGAAGTGCAAAAAATACATGATCAAGTAAAAGAAGTTGGTCAAATTGCGCAAAGTAAGGTTGATGAAGTAAGAGCTTATATTGATCAAGAAATTATTGATACTAAACAGATTGTTGAGCAGCATGTAAGTGATGCTAATATTCGTTTAGATGAAGCCAATCAACGTATTGATCAGTCTATTCAGGCGAATGAAGCGCTGGTTGCAGATGCTCAGCAACGTGCGATTCGTGCTGAAAAAGAACTCGATGATAAAATCGGATTTATTAAAAGAGAAACAGATTCAATCATCGCTGATGTAAGAAGTGATGCAGATGAAATTAGGTTAGTCGCAGAAAATGCAAAAAAAGTAGCTGATCAAGAAGTTCTAGACCGTAAAAAACAAGCTGCTGATACTCTAATTGCTATTGATCAAACTAAAGCCGCCTTAAAACAAGACATTGATCAAAACTTAGTAAAAGCTGGTCAAATGATTGATGATGCTAAATTAGCATTAGGTGAAGAAACTAATACACTCATCAATCAAAAAATTGAACCTATTGTTAACCAAACTGAAGCTGCAGTTAAAAAAGTTGATCAAGTTGCAGCCCAGTATGTTGACCTTGATAAGAAAGTCGATTCGGGTTTTCTAGCTGAAGCTGAAGCACGTGCAAATGATAAAGAGGCATTAACAAAAAGTTTTGAGCTTAAGTTTGCTGAAATGCAAACTGAATTGGGTAAATCAAATGCCCTAATTTCAGAAGAAATAAAAACCCTTGCTGCTCAAGATAGAGCTTTTACTGAACAAATTAGTACTGCCCAGTCTCAAATTGGTGATAACAAAGCGGCAATTAATAATGTTGAACGTACAGTAGTTGATCTTGGTAAATCTGTTGCTGAAAAGACTGATCAAATTCAAGCAAGTTTAGATACCACTAATGCAAGCTTGTTAAATGCTACTGAGTTAGCGCGAATGCAATCACTTGGTAAGCCTTTACGTGACGATCCTACATTTCTATCAGGGAATGGGGGGTTAAGCGCATATGTTGTACCTTCAGGTTCAACGTTTACTAGACAAGCTAAATCTACTGATAACCCAGTAAATAGTACCCATGAGATGCTATTAAGATCCACTGCTTCTCTAGGTGGTGGCTGGTATCCGACTGTTCCAACTCTTGTTGCTGCTCCTAATAAAACGTTTTTAATAAAACAAATTATTAAAATGCCTAAGGGCACTTATTTATTACCAGTTGGCAATGCTACAGGTACGGGTGGTTATTTACGTGTACTTGGGAATAAGGAAGGAACAGGTAAGTTTGAGGTTTATTACTCTGTTGTTCAGTGTGGCTATGATGCGCCAGCAGCTATCCATGGGCATTTCCGTGTTATTGCTGGCACTAATCCACCTTTACCAAGCACAGCAAACCCAGTGGATGTAATCCTTGCTGATTATGAAATCTGGGACATTACAGCACTTAATGACACCATTCCAAAAGCATGGCGTGATCAAATTACTGGAAATGCTTCATATATCGAAAAGGTTGAATCATCTGTAAAACTTGTTGATGAAAAGCTTGTTTCAGAAGCAAAAAAACTTGAAGAACTAAAAACCGACTATAATTCGAATAAAACTAAAACAACGTCAGATTTAGCAACAATTGCTCAATCAGTTTCTGATGGTGATAAAGCCTTATCTTTACGCATCGACCAAACGAAAGCAGCTCTAGAAGAGGCTGATCGGAAATCTAATGCAAATATTCTAGAAGTTACTGAGTCGCTCGCCGAATTTGAACAGTCTACTACTTCAAAATTTAGTGAACTTGATACAAGTATCTCTAAAGAAAATTTAAAGGTACAAGGACAAATTACTGATGTTCAAAAAAGTGTTTCAACCCTAGAAAGTAATACAAATACAAGAATAAATGGCCTTTCATCATCACTTAAAACTACTGATGACATTGCTAAACTAGCTTTCGATAATGCAGCAGAGGCGCAGCAAACAGGTACAACGGCGGTAAAAGCTACCGAAGCACTTTCTCAAAATCTTTTAAGCTTAAAGTCACAAACGCAAGTAACGTCGGGTGTACGTGCTGTTGTAACGTCAAAAGGAATTGATGACTGGACACGTTGGCGAACCACGGGTGAAGCGAAAGTAATTCAAGATGCTGATGCATTTGGTGGCTATATTCTTGAGCTTGGGAATAATGCCGGTAATGATGAGGCATGGGTTCACTGGAATGAGTTTGTAAAGATTAATCCAGATACGCTTTATCGGGTACGTGCTCGCTTCCGCCGTGTAGCTGGGGAATCTGGAACTATTTACCTTGGGGTTGCATGTAAAAATGCAGACCAAAGTAAATACGTAACGACTACAAACTCCCTTGCAGGTGATATGGGATCTTCTAACTACTTATTGTCGGCCGTTAAGCCTAATTTAGGTGAGTGGCAAGAAGTAGTTCTATACATGAAAGGTAAGTCTACTGGGGCGGCAACTGGTTTAGGGACAATTGATAATCCACGTACTTTCCCAGCACAAGCTGAATATTATGCCCCAATGTTTATTGCAAACTACAATTTCCAGACAGGAATTTGTCAGCTTAATTACATTATTGTTGAAGATAACAACTCTTTAGCTTCTGCTAATGATGCAACAGCAACGGCAAATGATTTATTCAAAACAGCAACTAACAGAACAGAAGCTGAAGCTGAAAGGACCAGTAAGCTTGAATCAAGAATGCAGAATGCTGAAACAGGTATTCAGAGCAACGCTCAAGCATTATTGAAAACAGCTACAAAGAGTGATCTTGATAGCGCCATGGGGCGTGTGGCGACTGATATTACAGCTGCAGTGAATAACATTAAGATTGGTGGTGTAAACGCCGTAGCTAATTCAGAAGCGCCTCGAACATCCACAGCAGCAACAAGCCGTGAATACTTAATGTATGAACGTAGCAAAGAGTTGAAAGCTTTTTATGACGAAAATTTAGATAAGCCGGTTACGATTTCTTTTGAAGTGAGTGTACCGGTTGCTGGAACTGTACAAGTATATTCATCTAATGGATCCGCTCATTTCTTCACAACATCCGTAACAGTCACCAAAGCAAGTGAATTTCAAAAATTTGAAGTTACTGTGTTTCCTAAATTACACACTGGTAGCACAACTGAATCGACTATTGAGTTTTATGGTACATATGGCACAGGTCGAATTCCTACAATTCAAAAATTACAGATCGAAGCTGGTAATAAAGCTACAGCGTGGAGCCAAAGCCCACGGGATACTCAAAGTTCATTAAATGCTAATGCGGAAGCGATTAAAGTTACTCAAGCTGAAGTGAAGAAGCATGGCGATACTTTATCGTCTCAAAGTTTAGATATTTCAAAACTTAGAAATGATCTAACAATAACCAATACTGAATTAAGTAAAAAAGCCTCAACTGAAGCATTACAAACCACAAATTCTCAAGTATCTGAACAAGCTGGACTGATTAAAGCTGTTACAGAACAGGCTAATACTTTATCTGCAAATCTTAACAAGTCGGCCCCAGCTGGTACGAACTTGTTGATTAACTCTAATGTGGTAGGAACTTACAATGGCGTTTCTTATCCTCATCTACGCTATAAACTTGGTGAAGACTGGGAAGTAGGCGCAAAATATACGCTCTTGTGGTGTGCTGAGCATACACGAGGTGCTGGTGACACAAATTCAAATTTAGCTGTTTATGCTGGTGGCGGAAGTCAGTTTTTACAGCAGGTTATCAACACAACAGGTAAAGTAATCAGCAAAATCACCTTTACAAAGACTTCAGCTGGAACAGCAAAAGAAGTCCACTTCTACATGCTAAACAAACCAACTGTAGATAAGAACAGTGTAGGTACGGTTTATTGGGCTGTATTGGTTAAAGGTGAATTCATAACTACAGATAATTGGATTGCAAGTCCTTACGACTTCAATGCAGCATTCGATCAAGTATCAGCAAATTTAAATGAATTTAAACAAACGTATGTTACTGAAAGTACTGCTTTAGCTAAAAAAACTCAAAACTTAGAATCAACAATTAATGATCCTGTAAATGGTTTGGCAGCACAGGCTAAACAAATTTCAGACCGGATGACTAAATCTGATGTTGATAGCGCAATATCAACTACAACCGAAGCTTTGAAAACAAGTATCGGTGGAAAGGCTTTTGACAACATTGTGGTCGGGGGGAATGTCGAAAAAAGCAAAACGGGTGGTTATGTACAAATATCATATCCCTTAGCAAAAAGTTTAAATGCACCTGGTATTACTGTTACCGTCAGAGCAAAAGTTACCTTTGATAATGGAGGGAACAATGCAGCCAATTTGCGTATATATATTGGCGGAGCTAATGTATTTAATGCAGATGCGCCTATTTTTTCAGCTAGTAAAGACATTTTCGAATTTACCTTAACTACAATTGCTAGAACAGACTCAACGGTTGTTAATTTTGCTTGTTTTCCAAATTCGTCAGCAAATGCTAATGCCACTACTACAGTGCATTGGGTAGAAGTTTTTGAGGGTAATAATAAAGCGTTAAATGATAAGGTAAGTACTTCAACTCTAATTAAGGATTACTCTTCTAAAGCAGATACTGCTCAAGCAATAACTTCTGCAACTGAAACCCTTGAAGCTAAATTTCGTCAAAAATTTGGTGATCTATGGACTAACAGTTCAGCAACTCTTGATAGTACTCGTTATACAAAAACTGAGACTAATCAAGCGATTGCAGAGGAAAGTAAAATAATCAAAGCCGCTATTTCAACTAGTGGTGGTGATAATATTATTAAAAATGGTGATTTCTCAAGCCCTTTAGGCACCTTAAATTGGCGTCAAAATTCTGCTGTGGCAGGTAATCTACTTGAAGTTTATAAAGATTCAAAAGGTGCTACTTGGGGGCACTTTAAATCTACTAATACAACTACATACTTTAAAGGGTTTATTGAAACTCTGACATTGGCAGATGGTTTAGAGATGAATCAGAAGTACACATTGTCATTTAAAGCAATGTCGTTGACAGCTGCACAGACTCAAATTTTATTAATTATACACCGTCGAGATTCATCAGGTAGTAACAACCAAATTGGTACTACATGGAATAACATTTCGACTGATAAAGAAACATTATGTACTTATACCTTTGATACAAATATTATTAATTTACAGCATATTAACTTAATTTTATATTCGCAAGTAGGTTTTGCTCCTGACTTTTTAATTAGAGAAGTGCAACTTGAAAAAGGTGAGTTAGCCACTGGTTTTAGAAAAAATCCTCGTGAACTAATTAAGGATCTTGAAGCTAATGCTTCTGCAATTGAGGGTACTAAAGCGGATGTTCAAAAAAACGGTGAGAAGATTACTTCACTTGCAGAGAATTATGCGACTTTAAAATCTACTGTAGACAATAATAAAACTGCTGTAGATGGTAAGTTTCAGGAAATTAATTCAACTATTAGTGATAATCAACAGAACACCACACAGTCTATTAATAACTTGGAATCAAGTTATAAACAATTAAATCAGGACCTTGGTCAAGTTTTCAATTACCGTGTTTATTCATGTGGCTGGAATGGCTTTTTCACAGGGATTAAAAACTTAAAGGGTGAAATCAAATCAGTAGCTTCAGCTCGTGGTTTTTCAGTACATGTTTTAGCAGCTGATGGTTCTATTGCTTCTTCAACTAGATATGATACTTATGCAGCTGTAGCAAATGCTACGGCAATGAGTAACGCTATTGCTGCGATTCCAAATGACACCTTTGTTATCGTTACAAACTACGACAGTATTGGGGTAAACCTAGCACCAGTTAAGAATGCACTAATTTCATTAGGTGCCAATCCATTCACACTTGATCAAATAACGGGTCGGGATGCATACATTTTAGTTGGTCAGAAGGGGATTGGTTCAGGTCGTGGTATAGAATTGCATGCAACACCAGATACTGGACCAAATGGGGCTAAGCAAATCATGCTTGCAGTCCAAGTAGTTAGTGGTATCCCGATTGGTCTGGCAAACAATAGTGGAAACTTACAAAAGGTTTTAGAAAACCACGCACAAATTCTTCAAGAAAAAATTACAAGATCTGATGCGAAAGAAGTATTTGCTGAGGAAATCAAAGTTTTTAAAGCACAACTTGATACTTTACGTTACTCAGAAGAGAACTGGATTTTACTTGGTGATGATACTAAAAATTTAAGTATTTCTACTGGTACAAACCGAACTGTAGCTGTTTGGGAACTGCAATATAAACACAAGGAAATTCCAATTGATAAAGGTGATCCGATTGTTGCAAGAATCAAATATACGGCGACAGCTGGTTTAGTCGGAGCTACATGTCTTATTCAATTTCATGGTGCTACATATGGTGTGGGATTACCAGCTTTTACTGTTGCTGCAAGTGGTGAAATAGAACTAACAGGTATTTTCCCATCAGATTTAAAAGCCACAGCTTATGACGCTATTCCATTGGGCTTACGATTTGATAATGCTCCTTCGGGAGGAATTATTACTATCACTAATATGTTTATTAGCCGGGGTAATTCAGCGCCAAACTTTAAAGGTGGTTTTAGATCCTCTCTTAAACAAAATGCTCAATTTGTTGAAGATACTTTTATCAAGGCTGATGTTAATAAGGGAGTTATAGCTCAGCAAATCCAACAATATGATGCAACTATACCTGGTGGTTTATCTTCTGTAGTAAAAACAACAAAAGCTACAGCTGACCAAACATCAAAGGATCTAGCTACACTTAGAAATACTGAAATTTCTCAGCTTCAAACAAGTACAAATAATCTTGGTTCCGCATTAGAAAACACAACAATGCTGGCGATGATGATTACTAATGGAAAATTGTTGCAGGGAGACGTAAATTTCAAAAAAGGTAACAATGGTGTATCTGTCTATAACAATGCCGGCAATGGGAACGTGACAGTTACTCGTGTCGCGAAAAGTGCTGATAACCCAACTACATCAACCTATGAAATTGAAATTAAAACCATTGGTGCTGCCAGCCCAACATGGGGTGGATTTGTTCAACTCGTTTATGGCCGTGCAAATGCTGTATTTGTCATTAAATATCTAATCAAACTACCAATTGGATATAAGTTAGTTAATGCTGGTAACTCAATGGGGACAGGTGCAATTGATCGATTCATTGGCAGTACTGAGGGTACAGGCAAATTCGAAACATATATCCGAATGATTAAATGCGGTGCGGTAGGAACTTTTTCAAACGCAGGACATGTTTATGTAGCGGGTGGGGCTACACCAACAGCTACTGCACCGTTAGTTTGGACCTTAGCTCAAATTGAACAATATGATGTTACTGATTACGCTTCAGCTGATCCGACGTTACAAGATTTTGTTTCTTCAGCCACAGACTCTATTTCAACATTAACCAACTTCAAAGAAACTTGGGCGGCCAAACTTACAGAGATGTCTTCAAAATTAGACAGTAAGAACGGCGCTTATATTTTGAATGCAGATATAACAAATACTAATGTTGAGCGTGCAATTGCAGCATCATCACAGAAAATCACTTCTGAATATACCAATGCTATGAGTGTGCAGCCATTGAGTTCAGGTGCGGGTAAAATTTTCGTTAAGCCTTTAACTTGGCGTCAACCGATCACGACTTCGGGTACATTGGTTATTAAGACACCAATTACAGTTGGTGCGTACATGACCAAGGTTAAAATTTCTGGTTATAACTACAATAACAAAGAAGATAATATTTTCGATCTGGATTTGGCATTCTATGCATATACGTCAACAGTGCCATTTTATTCGAATATGACCTCTCGTTCTTTTGGTATCACTTTAGATGAAAGTAATGCTACGACTAAAGGTCTAGCTTTAGCTTTAGATAGCAATAATAAGGTGTGCATCTTAATTACCAAAAAAGATGCTTGGTCTTACCCAGCAATTACAGTTGAGTCGGCCACTATTACTCATACAAATCCGCCAGATTACTTTAAAGATGGCTGGACGGCGGCCATTGAAACAGATTTATCAGTTTATAAGTCAGTTACGCCGTTTACAGTGACTTCAATGATGGAAACCACTGCAGGTTCACAAGCCAAAGTGGATGTTCCAATGGCTCAGTTAAGTGATATTGCTGCTGATAATAAACTCACACCAGTTGAGAAAAAACAGGCGAAGTTGGTTTGGGATACACTTTATCAAACTGATGCAAGCTTGCGAGCTGAGGCAGTCACTTATGGTATATCTTCTGCTGCTTATGCCACGGCATTCAGTACTTTAAATACATATTTGGCATCTTTATTCGCAAATATGAATGTAACTAGTACGATTGACCGAAACCAGTTCATTACAAACTTTGCTAACGTTCACAATGCACGACAAGCATTAGTACGTTCAATATCGGAGAAGGCAAAAGAAATAGCTGATACTGCCAAGGATATAGCTTCTACTACAAAAGCGACATTAGAGCGTGATTACATGACGTCTACCAAGACGAATGAAGCAATCGCATCTTCAACAGAAAGAATGTCTGCACTGTATTCTGCAAATGGTCAAAAGATCATGGCATCAGTACTAGAAACATGGCAAAAAGATTGGTTAGTAAAAACTCCAAGTGGAAATAAGCCTGAACTTAGTTTAGTAGCCGATGCAACTTGTCGTGGAGGATATGCATTAAGAATTGGTAATAACGTAGGTAATGATGAAGCCTGGTTAAATTGGTTCACATCTTTGCCTATCGATGACAATAAATATTACCGAGTTAAGTATAGATTCCGCCGTGTAAGTGGTACCGGAGTTGTTTATGTTGGTGCGACCTGTCAAAACGCCAATAAAACAAAATATATTGCTCAAGATAACTCTGAAATCAATGATATCGGTTCAAGTCACTATTTAGTCGCAGGTACCGCACCAGCGTTGGGAACTTGGATAACCGGTACTGCTTATTTTAAGGGGCGATCTGCTGGTGCAAGTGCAGGTGCTGGCACTCTACTAAGCCCTAAAACATTTGCTAATAAAGCTGCTTTCTTTACACCAGTATTCATTGGTAACTATTCCGGTAAAGCTGGTGAAGTGGATCTAGACTTTATAGATATTGAAGATGCTGACAACATTGCTGATTTTGAAAATTTCAAAACCACATATACAACTGATGTGGGAGCATATGCTGGTGCATTACAAACTTTGGTTTCTGTTTACGGCCAAAATGCTATCAAGCTTAAATCACAAGCTGATTTGATCGATGGTGTGAAAGGTAAGTACGTAATGGGAATGGATAATAATGGTGTGTTCTCTGGAATGTCTATGGTCAGCGAGCAAACGAATGGAACTGTGCTCAGTTCTATAGGTTTTCAAGCGGATAGAATTTTCTTCACAACTGGTTCTTCTTCTACTAAATATATGCCGTTCATAATCCAAGACAATCAAGTTGTGATGAACAGTGATGTATTTATTAAGAATTTGACAGCTGCAAACTTCAAAGCGAAGTCTTTAACAGCTGAACTGTTTAATGTCGATAAATTGAGCGCGATTGCTGGTGAGTTGGGGACCTTAACTACCTACAAGGATCCGGCTAACCCCAATGGTGCAAGAATGGTTTTAAGCGGCAGTTTAATTACGGTTTACGACGATAATAATGTTGTCAGGGTTAAATTAGGGCTGTGGTAGTGAAGAAGGGCTAGTTATCTAGCCCTTTATATTGGGAGGACAATATGCCACAAGGCTTACAATGTTTTGATGAAACTGGGAAGATTGTTGTTGATGTTACAGATCGTCAAATGCACTTAATACATACTTTTGAAATCTCTTTAGGTTCTAATGAGTATTATAAGGATTATGTTTATGACGGTATTACATCTGAAACTCATATAGCAATTGTTAGAGAAAACTGCTTAGGTAATATGACTCAGCAATACCCTACACTTGCTTACCATGGTGGGCCTTTTGCGTCTATTTATACACCTAATGTAGTAAGAGTGAGTGCATTATCTGGTTTGGCCCTTCTTACTGTTGATATTTATAGGTATGGATAATGTCTGGCTTTGAAGTAAGTAATGATAAAGGTGAAATTATTGTTAGCGACACTTACAGACATTTAGGTGTAAATTCTGTACAAGTGTTAGATGGTGGTACACCTAGTTCAATAGGTGCATCTTCTGGTTGGGCACCTAGTTTTATTCAAACCCCTAGTTTGGTATATCCTTCTTTTCGTAATGATTTACCAAAAGAGACTCTTTATATTTTAAACCTATCTGAAGGAACAGAGTTTTGTGGGAAATATTGGCATAGTGTGCATAACAATAATATTTCATTTTTAAGTTATGACTACACTAAAATCTCTGGTTATTTAGATGTATATGATGAGCAAGGTAATTTAATCTGGTCTGCTATATCTGCTAAAAATGTTCCAAGGATTGTGCAAACATATCAATTAACAGCAGATAATTTATTAAACGGTATTACGCTGAGCATTGGTTCTAATGTAGGTATCTTATTAAATACTTTACCTTCGTGGTTTAGACCGGGACCTATGAATAACTTAAATAGAGGGGGCTTATTTGGTAGGTACTCTAACGGTCAGTTACAATTACAGTTTGCGGCTGCTGCTAAATTAAATGATATCTCTTCAAGGATTATTGAAAATTTAGGGCCTAATGGCACTCTTCCTGTTCATATTACCTCTTTTGCATCATAAGGTTATTAGATATTAAGAAAGCCCCTTTTTGGGGCTTTCTTATTAAAGAATGTTATGCAGGTTGATCAGTACTTTGTGGTTCTTCTACAAATGTGTAATTTACTGCTACCGACCCAGTCTCTAAATCCCAGCCTAGATTTAATGTTTTGAAAGCAGGACGGTTGTTAAAACGTTGAGCATTGACGATGTCTTGAGTTTTTTGAGCTAATTCAATATCCAGAGCATTAAATACTTTAACTTCGGCCATGAGCTTTTCCTCTAATTAGATAAGAAATTTGTTCAGATAGAATTGCATGCAGTTAATTAATGGAATCTGTACGGTTCCAATTAACTTTGGAACCCATCTAAAAGTTAAAAATTATTAGTCATCAAAATACTTAATTATTTAGGTATTTTGGCTTAGTTATGTCTTCTCGGTTCTTATCGTTGTTACTCGGTGAAAATGTTAATTCATATGATCAGCAATTCGATACGTCTAATCAGGATGCAACAGCGCAGCTATATGAAACTATGGCTCCGTTTTCACTTGGGACTAACCAAACCAAAGCCAATAAGAAGCGTACTCGAAAAGAAATTCTTACTAAATGGGAGAGAATGTTACGCTTTGCACCTATCGCAGAGGGTATGGGGATTCATGTTTCTGCAGCCTTAGGCGGAGATTCTTATAGCGGCCAACAAGTCTTTATTACGCCCGCAGAACGGTTAAAAAAGGCGAATGGACCAGCAGCTGAAAAACTAAAAAAACAACTAGATGAGCGCCGTGTAAAGATGGAAAAGCTTATCAATAAGTATTTAAGCAAACTTGCCCGAGATGCTATTTCTTTCGGTGATTCCTATGCACGTATTTATGGGAAAAAAGATAAAGGTGTAATTGACCTCGTTTGTAATGAGTATACATATCCGCCATTAATACAGCCTTTCGAACAAGGCAGTAAGACTGTCGCCTTTTTTTGTTTAGATCCTCGCAATTGGCAAAAAACTATTACCAAACTGAATACTATCCAAATGGTACGTTTCAAAATGCCCCGTATGAGCAATATTGCTCAATATGAGCTTGTTGAAACTGGTCTTGTCACGAAAATGTTGGAGGGTGATGATCCAGATGAGCTACCAATCTTACCCGCGCATTTAGGCGGCTCATTTCTTTATGAGATTGAAGATATTTATGATGATGTAATCCTTGCTTTGGCATCTATGAATAGCCAGCAAATCGCAGATACCGTAAATCAGATGTTCTTGACAGTAAATATGTCAGGAATGCCGCCAGCACAACGTCAAGCCTATATCCGTGGTTTAGAAGGTTTGCTTAAAAATCATGAGGCTTATGTCCGTGATGCTTTATCAGGTGGTGAAGCAGTCTGGAATACTGCTTTTCACATGCTTCCGGTATTTGATGAAAAACAAGTTCTAAATCCAGTAGGTGATATCAAGAATCAACGAAGCTCACCTATTAATATTGAACAGTTCATGATTAATGTCCGTTTGCTGATGGGCGGAATTGGTCTAGATCCAAGCATGGTCGGTTGGGCTGATATGTTAACTGGTGGTATTGGAGAAGGTGGAGCATTCCATACCTCTGCACAAATCATGCGTAGGTCACAAGACATTCGAACAGCAGCTTCCGAAGGGATTAATCAAATTCTTCATTTGGATTGGGGGTTTGCTTACAACGAACAATTTGAGCCTGAAGATTACCCTTGGCAAGTTGAATACTATTCAAACCAAACTGCAGCAGCTACAGAAGAAATCAACAATGCTCAATCAAGAATGAATACAACATTACTTAAAACACAAGTAATCGCATCATTGAAAGAATCAAATTTAGATGTAGATATTATGGCGTACATTCTTGAGCGCGATACAGGTATGAAATATGAGGAAGCATTAACATTAGCTGAAAGTATTGCTAAGAGCCGTAAATTTCCAGAGGATGAAGAATAATGGCTTTCTTTGAATACGAAACGCAGAATAAAACTATAAATAACAGTTTTGGAAACGTTTTAAATCCGTTTAAAGAACGTTTTGCTAAGAATCCTGTCTTGTGGTCTGGTCTAACTGTTGATCGAGCTGTTTCACATTATCAGGAACTTTACGCATTAGGGACACTTTCAGCGGCCCATTTTGGAATTGAAATTCGCCCGTACCGTGCAAACAGTAAAATTGCTCAAGCAAATATTCCAATTTTTGATCATTCAAACAAAGTTGCTTGGTTAGCCAATAATGTAGATGTATCACTACTAGATGCCCAAACCGATGCAGTGCATGTGGGGCATTTTCAACTCAACCATGTAACTGGTAATGCTTCAAATGAGTTGAGCATTTCATTTATTGAGACTAAAGAAGCAGCTATTGCGAATAGTGCTAAAGCTATAAAAGAAATAATGTTTAATAAGGATGGTACTCAGCCGCCACCAATTGAATACTTAATGAGATTAAAAATATATGCTTTTGATAAAGCTGCAAGAAATCAAAACCAATTTGAAATTGAGCATCTAGTTTCACTTCAAGCAGGCAATTTGCCCCTTGATGCCTCTAATAAAGCACATGCCATTGTTACTTTAAATTTCATCAAAATGTTTCCCAACTTAAAATAAGCTATGGAACTCATTGGCTTTATAGATTCACCTAATTGAGAAAATATCCTCAAATTAAAATGAGGATAACTCTGTGAGTGTTAAATCAATTTTCATTCAAACACACGCACTACATCAAAGCCGATTAGTACATGGTTTTGACTCCATGGTGAATAGTGGTGCTTGTTCAATTGGGTTTATTAAGGGTGATTACCGTCAAATTAATGCTTTAGTCACTGAAGATTACACGGAAAATGATTTCTGGCGTGTTGTAAATTTAAAAGGCAAAAAGGGTGGGATAGATGCGTTTGATTCCGTTGCGGTATTAGGCGCTATCGATGACCAGCATGCAGCTAATTTAGCGATACTGCAATTTGGCCGTATGTTTGATGCTTGTGTTACAGATGTTATTGAAACGAATCAATTTGGACTTAAGCGCCATTTATCTTCAAAACAATTTAATTTGACAGGTTCAAAACCGATTCAAAGATGGCAACTAGAACAATTACAAAATGTTGTCGCAGCTGAAAAACCTGAATGGGATGGAATCAATTTAATTTCTCATGAGGGTGATACTTCTAAGTTGTTATTAGATATGCAACGAAATGATGATCACAGCCAATTATTAAGTAAATTTGATGGGTTACCTACGCTTTTATCTAGTCTAGGCGTAGAAGAAGCGCATTATGACTCTATTATCGTTGATTACCAGCATTTAGAGCAGCTATCTGCAATTTTGCATCACTCTATGGATCAGTTTTCAAAAACTGGCGTCAAAATCGTTAACGTTACGGAAAGTAAGCCCTTTAAGCATAAAAAAGTCCTTCAAATTGCTCTTACTTATGATTTTGATGATGGTCAAAACTTCACAATCCTTTTTCATAAGCCAGATCGATTATCAAAAAAAATTAGTCCAGCAGATGCATTAATTTCATGGAAGATTTTAATGAACAATCGGGATATTACGGCTGCAATTCAGCCTAATCAGGGAGAAGGAATATCAATTCCAGTTCTCGCTGGTCGAATTATGAAGTTGATTAACCAAAATAGTAATCGTTTTAAGCGGTTACAATCTAAAAAAGCAGAAAAGGCCAAGGCTTTAGCAGATGCTGAACTACGTCTCGAGCAAAAACAAAGTCAATTAAATTCTTTAAGTGTAGAAATTTCCAATTTATTAAATGAATTGGATCAGTTGCAAAATACATTGTTAACCAAGCAATCTGAAGAAAATGAAGTAATCATTAAAGAGAATAGTCTCGATAATGAGTTACCAGATAGTATTTCTGATGAAGAAGCCGAACGTTTAAAAGCCGACTTAAAGCGTTTAAATGCTGATCCTGAATGGGCAGGTGAAGATGGTTTACGTTACCAAGCATTCTTTGAACGTATCAATAAGGCTCTAGAGGGGGATTCTGATGCAGTAGTTTGGGCACGTGAATGGATTTCTGATCTAGATGACCAGGCTTTGGCTCAACAGCAAGCAGAATTAGAAGCAAAAAAACTTTGTGATGCCGAAAATGAAGCTAAACAAAAAAGAGATGAAGAAGTATTAGCAGCACGTACAGCTGGTATAGCTGAAAACAAAATGATGCAAGCATGGTTAGACACTTTGGAAAATCCTGAAGATTCTAACAACATAGACTTTATGGCTTGGGTTTCAGATCGCCGTGGTGAATTCTTAAAAAACTGGAATGGTGCCGAAGGTTCACCAGAATATTTAACAGCATTTTATGAATATTCAAGAGCATGGGCAGATGAACATTTAGCGGATCGCCTCAGAAATAAAGAGCCAGCCCAAAATTCAGATAATGAAGAATTTAAAGAACTAAATGCTCCGACAGAAGTTGAAGATCTTCAGCCTAGTACGACAAATGATGAAGGTAATCAACTTTACCGTTCAGTAATTGAAGGGCAGGTTAAAGTTAATCTTGAGTTATTAGAGCAAATTCGAGATGAAGCAGAAAAAGACTTAAATGATCCACTTCTTATTCCAGCGGTGACAGAGCTCTTGAATCAAGTACAAAAAATGGAAGCGGAGAATATCTAATGACAACATTAAATCTAATTTCTACTCAAGATATTGCTAAAAATCCATTAGTTGTAATTGATCAAATGATCAGCTTCTTTAAACCTAAACAGCCCTTCACTGGGCTTTTGAAGGGTAGAACTAATAATGTGAAAACAGCCAAAGGACAAAAGATTTCTACTGTATTCGCCTTAGTTGATATTGATCAAGTAATTGCATCTCATACAGCAACTGGTGCGGAAAACCCTAATTATCCGCAAGAATTGCAGCCACGAGATCGTAGTCGTGAATCCTCACAAGCATGGGTACAGAAAACTGCTAATGATTTAGACCCCGAAAGCCTAGGCCGCTCAGGTCGGGCAGACACGGGAGCACCGATAACTGGTGATGATTTAGTTGTTGAATCAGGAAATGGCCGAACAATGGCAATCAAGCTTGCCTATGAGCGCGGTACCGCAGATGAGTATAAACAATGGTTGATTGATGAAGCTGATTACTTTGGCTTTAGCAGTGAGCAGGTCCAAGCAATAGCTGAACCAATCTTGATACGTATTCGTACAACTGAGATTGATAGAGCTCAATTTGCCATAGATGCTAACCAAGATGATAAGTTGTCTTTTACAGCAACTGAACGTGCTAAAGCTGATGCTAAACGTTTAGATGAGAATTTACTGGCTCTTTTTAACCCGAGTGAAGATGGCGATTTATTAGCAGTAAGTAATCAAAAGTTTATTCAAGGTTTTTTAAGTAAATTAGGTGATACAGAAGCTGCCCAGTACACAACGAAAGATAAAAAACCAACACAAGCACTGATAAACAGAATCAAGGCCGCAATTTTTAGTAAAGTGTACAATGATGATCGTTTGCTAGAAATGATGGCTGATCATACAAAACCAGATCTTCAAAATATGCTTAATGCGCTTGGTGTTGCTGCGCCTAAATTTATTGAAGCGCAAGCTATAAGTCGTGGAAATGTTCAAGATATATCAGATCAAATCGTTGATGGAATGGAGCAAGCCATTGATCAACGTGTTGCTAATGCAATTATTGATGCAGCAAATACCATTTTATCTGCAAAGCAAAATGATCAAGATATTGTTGAGTTTGTAAAGCAGCAAGGGCTTTTTGAGGATCTAGGAGAAGGTGTTGCGGAGCTCGCCGTATTTCTCGCCAAGAATAGCCGCAGTTCAAAAAAAATGAGCATGTTATTTAAAGCTTTAGCTGAATTTGCAGAGAAACAGGCTTTAGATAGCAGTAATGTAGGTTTGTTTGGTGAACCTGAACCAGTAAGTGTAAAAGATGCTATCCAATATGCACAACAAGTGCTTGGTGATGATTTCATTAGTGTGCAAATGTACGATTCATTATTCTCTAATGCATGTAATTATTTAAAATTAATAGATTATGTATCTAAGGATCCTCTTTTTGTTATTAAATCATTGATTATAAACATTAAAAAATATAAGTTTTAATTTTTAACATTGGTATTAGAACATTTAATTAATCTATTGTTGACTAATAAATGTTCTAATATGTTTTTTGGGAATAATTTAGGAATAAAAAACTATAGAAAAGTAAAAAAATAGTGTATAAAGTTAAGTAAAATATTTTGGAGCCGCTTTATGGCTATAGCTGAAGAATTACATGTTAAAAGTTTAATCCAACCATATTCTAATTCTATTATTCAGGCTATTAAGGAGGCGTGGTCATTGTGGCTGCAAAGTCCTTTTTTTGGAAAATGGAGTTCACGCGGACGTGCCACATTCGTTTGGGAAACTGTAATTAATTTACTCAAAGAAAAATTTATGGGACGTAGTGACGTTTTTATTATAGATAAAGGTGTTACGGTACTTTTTGTAATTCAACAGCAAGTTGTTTTTCGTTTTAAATTGGCAGATAGGACTGGAAGAAGTAAAAACGTTCAAACAGATTCGGCTAAAAGCTTTCATGATCCTGAACTCAATTATAATTTATTAGCTGAAGCTGATATAGCTAGTAATATTCCACGTATTGAAGTTATCTATACTTTAAATAAGTCTGCTACTCAAATCGATAATATCAAAATGATTGCTAGAGATAAAAATTCCGTTGCTTGGAATGTAAGTTTAATTGATAGCCAAACATCATTCGTTGAATTTGACGAAAGCAAAGATACAAGTGACTTTGATACTGTTAAGGATAATCAAACAAAACGTCGTTTCAAAGGGAAATCCACTGGCGGTGGATTTAAAAAAGCAGAAGGTGAATCGTGAGTAATTTGACCTTTAATCCTGAGTTATTAAGGATAGTAAGGCAGTTTAGAGGGTTTGGACAAACAGCTCTTGCTAAAATGGCTTCTTTGTCTCAGGGAACTCTGTCAAAAATTGAAGCAGGATTGTTAGAGCCTAATGAGGAAATGGTTTCAAATCTTGCCAAAGTTTTAAACTTTCCCGTTTCAATATTTTATGAGACCTATAAGCCATTTGGTTTACCGTTAAGTGTTCATCCCATGTACAGGAAGAACTCTTCAATCGGTAAAAGGGCTATTGAACAACTTGAAGCTGAACTTAATATTCGATTATTTAACTCTATGAAGTTAGTTAAAGCTATTGAGTTTGAGGAGGATTTACCACTTCCTTTTTTAAGTTTAGATATATATGAAACTCCTGAAAAAGTTGCTGAATTGCTCAGAAGAACTTGGTTAATTCCTAATGGCCCATTAAAGAATTTAACCGATTATGTTGAGAGGGCAGGGTGTCTCGTATTTCATTGCGATTTCTCTCAAGAAGGTGTGTCTGGTGTAACAATAAAAGTACCTGGTTTAAACCCTTGTATTTTTATTGATAAAAATATGCCCTCAGATAGACAACGTTTCACACTGGCGCATGAGTTAGGTCATGCAATTATGCATAAACTCCCTTCAGAAAATATGGAGGATGAGGCTAACCGTTTTGCAAGTGCTCTTTTGATGCCTTCAAAAGATATTAGACCATATCTTACTGGGAAAATTACTTTAGAAAAGCTCGCTACCTTAAAGTTGGTTTGGAAAGTTTCTATGAATGCTCTTCTTAAAACAGCAGAACGAGAAGGCTTATTAACACCATCCCAGAAAAAGTATCTATGGATACAAATGACTAAGAATGGTTATAGGACTAAGGAACCTGTAGAGTTGGATTTTCCTAAAGAAAAGGCTGTAACTATAGATCAAATTTTTGAATACTATAGAGAAGACTTAGGTTACTCAATTGATGAGTTATCTAATTTATTGCAAACACCAAAAGAAGACATTGATTCACTCTACTCATTAAATATAGTTAAGAAAAAACCAAATATACGAATTTTAGAATAAGATAGGCCCTCCATTAGGAGGGTTTCCTTTTTTAATAAAAAAACTTTTCTTTTTAAAAAAAATAGTCATAATAAATCTATGCTTCCACACTAAGCTTGTCACTCCAACCGTATTACGGAGCGAACATTCCTTAAGTAATGATGTGTACGTATATATGATTTACAACATTAGTGTAGATCTAGATTTTTGGAGTGGTCTAATTTTTATCTACACAGATGGATCGTATAATCATGTCTGATAAGAACTTCGTATTTCCTTCAGGATTGACCAGTCAACGTGCTAGAGCTTTAGCTAAAGAAGCAAAAAAACTAAATGGTACGCAACTTTCATGTGAGCTGGATTTAATATCTAAAAAAGAATGTCAACTCCCATGGCATAAAGCAGTTGCTAAGTTTACTAATGAAGATATCTCAATTCTACATTTGAAAGTAGAAGATATTTTGAAAAAAAACCCATTATTGGGTTATTGTGGATTCTATTCTCCATTAATATTTTCAGATCGTTATTATCAACGTCAATATAGAATGTCTAAAATAGAGTATGAACAGCATTTTATTGAAGGCCGAATTTTAAGTACAGACTGGTTAAAACAAATAGAATATGCTCAGCAGTTTATGTCATATTTTGGAAAAAATAAGAATATAAATAATAATATGTTAGGTTCTTATGGGTTAAAACATATGTGTGAGGATTACTATGGAGAAATATGTGGTCAGCATACTTATATATCTAATGGTGCATTAATCATAGGTGCTATTTTAAATAATTTCAATTTTGAGCAATATAGTGAATATCATATTAACTGTAGTTTTAATATTAGTAAAAAAAGTGAATTTTACCAATGGTATAAAATGTGGAAATATGGCTACAGGCCAAGTCAGTATCTAAAGTTTAAGATATTGGACCAAAAATATAGATCTAATAGCTAAAGCTTTAGTTAAAAAGACATGAATTAAAAAAGTAATCGATAAATCAAGGGAAATCGTTTAACTGTTCGTAAGGTGCTTAACAAATGAAAACCAGCTAACTAGCTGGTTTTCTTAATTTGGGGAGTTCTGGTGGAACATCTTAAAATAATTATATGCCCTTATCCTCTGATAGGTTCATAGGGAAACCTCTTTAAAACTTTACCTAATTCAAGTACCTCATCTTTATGTAAAAAATCCCATAGTTGATTGAATTTCTCCCGAAGTTGTACGACATTTACAGGTGTATGATGTGAAGTGTATTGATGTACTGCAACAGCACCACTTTCCTGAATTGAAATCCAGAAGTTTTTAGGGCCATTTGGAGATTGATACTTTAACTTTTCACCTACTTGTTGAGCAATTTCATAAGCCAGAGGGTTTTCTAATGCTGGATAACGTGATGAAACTCGATCTAAAAGATTTTCAAGCCGTTGTAAAGGATCTGATTCCACTTTTTCAACAACATTGATTGATTCTAAGTATTGTTTAGCTTCTTCAAAATGTATTGATAAAAGTTGGCTGTACTTAGCTATGCCAAAATGTCTGTTATGTCGTACCCACATAGATGCCCGTTGGCTGCGGTTTTTACCAGCACGGCGGTCAACTATCTCATGTAGTGCATGCTGCTGCTCAGGAGTAATCGTAAGACGTTTGTTTATTGCCTGTCCTTTTGTCCAGTAATCCCAAAGCACATCATCACATTCTTGTTGATACATGATGACAGTGTCACGAATCTCAGGTTTGACCTTGTTTGGGCTTATTGTCATAAGCCAACCAAAAAGCTTTCTTACTGGTAAACAAGTCATTAAGCGCTCTTTACCGTCATTTGCAACTATTGTGATTTCCACAATGGTTGAAGCAAAGCGTTGTTTTAACTTAACAAATTGTGATGCCCAATCCATACCCATACCCTCAACAATAGGCTTCATGGGTGTATATGGCTGACCATCATGTTCCACCAAGTACAACTCAGCATTGTGGAAAGGTACGGTGATTTGAGTTAAAGTAGTCATGTCTTAATCTCCTTTGGTTTAGACACAAGCCCCTTGCCTGATTTCGACGTCTGCAAGGGGTTTTCTTTTTCAGGGCTTTTTGCCTTGATGGAGTCATCTTATTTAATAATTTTAAATATTGCAAGACTTAAAATTATTAATAAATAAAAGTATTGCAACTTTTTTATGATATAGTTTCTCTTACTAAATAAGAGGTATCCAAAATGGTTGTGAATAACAAAATTACTAACCTACGAGAACAGGCTGGTATGACCGTCTATGAGCTATCGAAAAGATGCGGTTTCATTAGTAATGGCAAAGTTGTAAGTGGCGCATTACTTAACGCAGAAAAAGGAAAAAATATCACAATTGAAACGGCTTTTTTAATCTACACTGAACTCAAAAAAGCTGGTGTATGCGAGAAGTTTGAAGATGTCTTTTGGCTTGAACGTGATGATAAAGATATCGAAAACTAAAATATTTTTCTTGTGGAGTTGGAACTTACTAATTTTTAAACTTTCCTCATTGTAAATAATGGCCTTATTCAATGAATAGGGCCATTATTATGTCCAAAGCTTTAGCATATGCACCAGCTATAAACACAGCAAAAACAAAATTACCAGAGACAGAAGCTGATCCCTTATATCGTTCTATCTCAAAACATAAATATGCAGAGTTTTCACTTTGTGATAAAGAAGGTAATTCTATTGCTTCTTCACCAGTAATTCGAGCACTCTTAACTGATGGTGATAAGAGTATAGAGAGTCAATGGCAGACCCCATTTGAGAATAGCAATCCAGAATTAAAAATGCCGATGTTGATGGCAGGGCTACAATCGGGGCAGTTATCTCAAACTGCCGAACAAATGAAAAGCAATCCTATATTGCAAGTTTTATCTAAACTTGGGGTCCAAGATGCTATGCAGAGTGTAGAAGGACGTACAAATCTAACTAAAGTGAATACAACACAAGTATTTTTATCTACTTCTTCAGTACGACTTAATTTATCAATTTTTTTCTTGGCTTTTAGTGATGCGAAAACAGAAGTTGAAGACAAGATCATGCAATTAGAGGCTTGGAGCGTACCAGTATCATTATCGTCTGATTCTACGCTGCAAAATGTCATTAATGATTCAAATACAACCTTAGAAGGCTTGTTTTCAGGGGTTATCCCACCTTTCGTATCTCTCACTACTCATGGCAAAACTTATAAACCCTTTATTCTTGAAAGTGTTTCAGCACCAATAGTCGCGCCAATTGATGAAAAAGGTAACCGGTTAAGTTTAGCTGTCAATATTAGTTTAATGAGTCGAACTGCATGGGACTCAAAGGATATTTACTCATTATATGGAGGCAACTAATGATTACTTTTGACCCTGTGTACGTTGGTGAAAATACCTACCAAATGCAAGAGCTTAGTTTTGAGCAATGTCTCAAAATATCTATCATTGCTCCAAATTTTAATGAAAAAAGACTTTCAGCTTTTCTGAAATCAGCATTAGACAATGTTGATCCTTTACTTTTATCAGTTCAGGAACGGTATTTATTGCTGCTTAAATATCTTGAAAAACAAAGTAATACTATGTTGGAGGTGAACACAGACTGGTCTAAAGTTTTCCTTCAATCAGAAAATAATTGGAAAACTGAAATTACTCAAAATGGAATTACAGTTAGACAGCTTATTGGAATGGAAGTGGAGTTCTTAGAGGCAAATTGTAAGAATGTCGCTGAATGGATTGCCTGCATGATGGCTTTTCAGTTGAGTTATTCTAATCATGAGCACTTAGCTTTATTGCCGGATAGAACAAATCCTCAATTATTTGAAGAACAATTTAAGCAGCGGCTAGATTTCATTAAGAAAATGCCAGCTAGTGATTTTGATTTGTGCTATAAAGACTTTAATAATTTAAACAATGAGTTATTTACTCATTTACGGTTAAGCGTTGATAACCACGGTATTTTAGTGGAAAGAGGTGCAGATGACGCGCCTGCACGATTTCGCACCGCTTCCATCTTTACAGGAATCATCAAAGAGTTGGACCGATCTTTTGCTTGAGACAGCAAGTAGTATTTCTGAAAACTGCCCAATGCCTTTATCGGATGCATTAAAAATGCCTTTGAGTTTTGAAAGTACTTACTTCAATTCATCAGCATGGGAAAACCGCAAGAAGTATTTAGAAAATGAAATTGAACGTCATAACGTATTCTTAAAATTAGGTCAAGAAGTCATTAAGGGATTAAATGCCCTAGCAAGTAGAGGCCGATAGTTTTCATGTAGAAAAGTCTGATTAATTCAGACTTTTTTCGTGCTTTGTATTTGGAACCATACTCTATTTAGAACAATAACACTTGCAAAAATAGCTCCAAATGAAACGTGGGGAATAGGTCATGTCTGATCATCAGGCAATTGAAGTCACAGTCACAACTTTTGCTAATAAAACTACCTTCTGGAGTGGTTTAGCAAGCGCATTTGGTTCTTTAACTTCAATTAATTGGTTGAGCTATACAGGTGCAATAGTGGCTGTTGTTGGCCTATTCATAAGTTTCATTTTTCAGTGGAGACGTGACCGCAGAGAACGTAAAGAAAGTGAATTACGTGAAAAAGAAAGCGAATTACGAATCAAAGCTTTAGAAGCTCTAGAGCAAGATAATTTACGAAAGAGGAAAGATGAATGAAGTTAATTGAAAACAATGCTTGGCAGTATCTATCTGTTAAGTTACCCGCCGTAGGTGCATTCATCATGCTAATTTTATTGCCAGCACTACAATGGGGTGTTGATTATGAAGTTATTCCTGAAAAATATCATGCATTTGTTACTGGTACTTTGATGCTTGTTCTGTCATGGATTGGAAAGAAAATTTCTCAACCACGACTTAATGGCCCGCAATTAACAGGCCAGTTAGTAGGGATCAATTCTTTATTGAATATCCCAACACCAACAAAGCCTGATGAATTAGCTTGGATTGCAGAAGCAAAAAAGCATCTTGGCCTTCAAGAAATACCTGGTAAACAGCATAACCCAACTATTTTAAAATGGCTCTCGGAGCTAAAGGCTTGGTGGGCTGACGATGAAACGGCTTGGTGTGGGACCTTCGTTGCACATTGCTTGAAATCAGCTGGAATTGCTTATCCTAAGCATTGGTACCGTGCATTGGATTATGTGAATTATGGTACAAAATTAGCTAAACCCGCTTACGGTTGTGTAGCTATTAAAACTCGAAAGGGTGGTGGGCATGTTTGTTTTGTAGTTGGCCGTGACAAAAAGTCTGGAAAGTTAGTATGCCTTGGAGGCAATCAGTCTAATAAAGTTTGTTATGCACTTTATAATGACTCTGACTTTCAAGAATTCAGATGGTATGGTCGTACAACTCAACCAGCTAGCAAACGTTACAACTTACCGCAATTAAGTGGCGTGACAGCAATTAGAGTTACTGAAGCATAATGAAGTTACTATTACTAAGCTTTCTTTTATGTGGCTGTACGGCACATACAATCAATAGCAATGTAAACGTATCTATTTGCGTTAAAGCACTTTAAAAAAAGCCCTGAATATTCAGGGCTTTTTAATTAATTATTTATTTCTGCATCGTAGACAGTTTGTAAAGAGGCTTTTAGAGCTTCATCATTTGTACTATCAATGAATTTCCTCATTTTCTCTTTGTATTCAAGGTGCCCAGCTTTATACTTTACAAGTAAGTATGAAAATTCAGCTTGCTTATAATTTGGGTCCTTCTTATTTTCTGGTTTGTTCAGCTCTACTTTTAGAACCTCTGCCACATAGTCATAGCACCTATTAATCGAAGTGGCTTCTTTCCCTTGTAGTGAAAGTAACTGACATCTAAATGTAAGTCGTGCTGTGTCATTTGGTTTCTGTGCAAGCTGCTTATCATTTAAAGCATGCGCTTTATCATAGTCATTCAAAATCATATATATATTCATTTGAAGAAGCTCACGTTTTCGCTTATCCGTGATTTTATCGACCTCCGTCTAGGAAGAGCCCTTTGGAAAAAGTGGTCTGGTTATCATCGGCGAAGTTTGGTCGAAACCAAGATGCATTGCATCAAATTATTAGGCGATAAACTCTACTCAAGGAATTTTGACAGCCAAGTGAATGAGATCCATGCACGTGTAGCCGTATTAAATAAATTTACAGAATTAGGCAGACCTCATACCCAAGTTGTAACCTAAATTTTAGCAACTTAGGAAAACTTTACCTTCAAAGGCTTTATGCAACAAAGCCTATATTTGGGTAAAAGTAATAAAAAAAATCCTCAATTGAGGATTTTTAAAGCTTAGTATTTATAAAAATACTATTTTACTTTTAAATTAATATATTGAGACATTTCAGAAGTTACTATATCAAGTATTTCTTTATTAAATAGTTTTTCGGAATTCTTTAGATGATTTGTCATTGCATTTAATTCAAAAGCTGATTTTGATTGTGATAGGTCTCTTAGCATTCCTCCAATACATCCTCTGTAATGTCGGATTCGATCTAAATCTAGATTAAGATCGGAGTCGAAGGTCTTTTCATAAATCTTTAAATCGATCAGAAATTGTTTATAGAGCTCTTCGCATTCATTGCGAAATATACTTCTTCTTTCTTCACATTCGTTAGGTATTTTTTCTGCCTGATCGATTAAATTTTTACTAATCTCTGGGAAGTTTTTTGAGTTCCATAAATGTTTTTGTGTCATTACATACTTATGATAATAATCAAGATAACTTACAAGTTTATATAAAGATGTTTGTGTATTTCTAGCAAGTTCAGATCTATTTAAGCCTGTTTGAGAATCTCTCCAATCATTAAATAAACTAGCTGCAATTATTGCTGCCCCAATAGTAGCTAAAGCTGAAAGTATGCTTACCATTAGGGACCAAGCTTCTTTTAATGGGTTATCAATTTGATTGTAGGAATATAACCAAAGAGTGAAAAAGAAAAATATGATACAAATGGAAGTAATCCAACCAATAGTATCTATTAATAAAACTTTAATTTTTTGATTCATAACTTTGAGTATTTCTGAGGTTAGCTTATTTTAGATAATCATAAATATTAATCTAGTCGAATAAATGGAAATTTCATTTAAGTTTTTGATAGAAAAATGAGCAAAAAATTGCTCAAAATTGATAAAATCCTTCGAAAGTGAGCAAAAAATTGCTCATTTAGTTATTAAAGGTAGTTCATCCCATTTAAATGGATTCTTAGTTAATTTGTCTCGTGACATTGACCAGTTGCGACCTGGTACATAACACGAACTTATACCGAGTTTTTTCTTTCCGAATTTTGTGTGTACGTTCTCTAGTGTTTTCATCAATTGTTCTTTCTTTTCTATAGCTTCGAAATCTGTGAGCAGGTCATAAGTGTGACCTGTTTTGGGTTCTAGCCCAGTTAGTATCACACCGCACTTCTTATACTTAATACCTTCTTTAAAAATGTGAGATAGCATTTTTGTTGCAGCTTTTACGAAATCTAACGCACAATCTGTTGGTTGTGAAAATGAGCCGGTTATTGACTTGTTATAAAACGGTACATTTTCATCAAAAGGACTTGATTGAACAAAAACAATAAGACAGCCGCATAATGATTCATCATCTCTCAATCTCTTACATGCTTCTTGTGCATGCATGGCTATTGCTTCTTGTAGGTCAATAAGTTCGGTAACTTTCGCACCAAAAGAACATGACTTAATAATTTGCTTTTTAGATGGCGGAGTGTCTTCAATTTCTAGGCAAGAGATGCCTTGTAGCTCGTTAATAGTACGAGCCATAACAATAGAAAAGCGTTTTTGCATTTCACGTGGTTCAGCACAAGCTAGATCAAGCACTGTATTAATTCCCATGCTTTGCAACTTTTTTGCATGTTTACGGCCGACCCCCCAGACTTCACTCACATCTATTTGAGCAAAGTAATATTCTTTATTGCACGGATCCATGTTTACGAGATCGCAAACGCCGTTAAAGCCTTGATTTTTCTTAGCTATATGATTGGATATCTTTGCCTCCGTCTTGCTGCGACCAATACCTACGCACACGGGCAAACCAATCCATTTCCATATTTTTAGGCGCATATCCTGAGCGACCTTTTCTAGGTCAAAATTTTTTTCATAAGCTGAAAAATCAACAAAACACTCATCTATTGAATATTTCTCAACTTCTTCATCAGTTACATACGATGCAAGAATCTTATGAAATCTGCGCGACATTTCAGCGTAAAGTTCATAATTGCTAGAGAGAACAATAACATTGTGTTTTTTTACTATGTCTCTGATCTGGAATAATGGCACCCCCATTTTTATATTTAAATTTTTTGCTTCATTGCTGCGCGCAACGGCACATCCATCGTTATTTGACAAAACGATGACTGGTTTATTGTTTAAACTTGGATTAAAGACTCGTTCACATGAGACGTACATGTTATTTACATCGATGAGAAAAAATACTTTGTTCTCATGTTTCATGAGTTAATGCCGTGTCATTTTAATGATATGAGTGACAACACCCCAAATTATTAATTCTTGGCCATCCGCTAAATAAATATTTTTATAATCCGGATTCTCTGCTTTAAGCCATTGGCCTTTTTCATCGATCATTAAACGTTTAACTGTGAATTCATTGTCAATTAGTGCAATAACGATATCGCCGTGCTTTGCATCAAGACTACGATCCACAATCAATTCGTCATCAATATCTATGCCAGCGTTGAGCATCGATAGGGAGGCAACTTTGACAATAAACGTTGCAGTTTCATTTTTTATTAAGTGCTCGTTCATATCGAGCGCTTTATCTACATAATCTTGTGCTGGACTTGGGAAACCTGCTGAAATCTTCTCAAGTGCATAAGGGATAAGCATATGAGAGGAAGGTACAACTAGCTTGATAGACATAACATCAGACAAAGCAAAACCTTGAGTTATATAAGGCTTTATCTGGATAATGGATGGTGCAATTTCGCTCATATGTTTCCCCTAGCTTGATTTTGTAACATATTCAAGATGATATTCTAGAGATGAGCATAAATTCAAATTTAAAAAGTTGTGGATAAATAATGACTAGTCGTAACTTGTCGCGCTTCATTGTGCATTTGGTCGGAAATTAGACTTTTGCTGTGAGAAAATGATTTTTTAGATTTGTAGACTCATTTGTAGACTGTTGAGCTATAGTTCAATAAAGACTAATACATCTATATATAGTTATCCAAAACACAAGAATGTTTATTTTATTGGTGTTTATACTAGAGTAGGTTTGGCTATAGATGTATATAGATTAATCATACAGAATTGGCGATTCTAAAGGTTTGAAGAACACTAAAAACCGAGATGAAAACATCTCGGTTTTTTATTGAAGGTTGGGCAAAAATAAAGACATATAAGTAGAATTTTTGCAAAGTCTGTCAGATTCAGTATGATGTGGGCAGCATAGTCTGTGTAGAGTAATGATGAAAAAAGTTTTATTTGTTTTAATGGGCATGTTAATAGTCGGCTGTACAGAAAAAAAGCCTTTAACACCTGAAGAGCAATGGCATGGCTATTGTACAAGTGTGGGAAATGCAGCAAGAAGTATTCTGTTTGATCGTCAGCAAGCAATTGAGAAGCCTCAAGCCATTGAGCATGCTAATAAAATTGAGGACGAAATTACGAAAAAATTCATCTTTAATATTATTGAAAAAGTTTACGCCATTCCACAAGACGAATTAAAAACGAATCCAGAAGCCTTACAAGAAAAGATTAGAAAACAAATGACAGATGAGTGTTTGGTTACCCCACATGACAAAATGCCAAACTACAAAAAATTCTAAGTGTATAAGACATCCTCAAACACTCCACTAAGGTGGAGTGTTCTTTTAACTTAAAATACCGCATGATAAGTCAGTCATTAAGATCATTATTTATACACGGGTATTTAGTTACAAAATAATGGGCATCACGGAGAAACACCCCGCGCTCATTAACTTTTGGCTTGAACTCTAGTAAAATTTTGTAGTCCATATTACTTGTGAAGCTTTGTGAAAGCTGGAATTTACAAGTAATTTTTTAAAAAAAGAGGAATGAACACCGTGCTAGAAGCTTACCGCCAACACGTTGCTGAACGTGCCGCACTCGGAGTCCCACCGAAGCCACTTGATGATGCTCAAACTGCTCAACTTGTTGAGTTATTAAAAAACCCACCGGCAGGTGAAGAAGCATTCTTGGTTGATTTGCTTGAAAACCGTGTTCCTGCAGGTGTTGACCAAGCAGCTTACGTAAAAGCAGCTTTCTTGGCAGCGATTGCAAAAGGCGAAGCGACATCTCCGCTAGTTTCTAAAGAACGTGCAGTTTATTTACTAGGTACGATGCTTGGTGGCTATAACGTAGCGCCTTTAGTTGAGCTTCTGGATGATGCTGAATTAGGTAGCTTAGCTGCTGAAGCTTTGAAAAAAACATTACTTGTATTTGATGCGTTCCATGACGTAGCTGATAAAGCTAAAGCTGGCAATGCAAATGCAAAAGCTGTTTTACAATCTTGGGCTGATGCTGAATGGTTCACTAGTCGTAAAGATGTACCAGAAGAAATCAAAATCACTGTGTTCAAAGTAACAGGTGAAACGAACACTGATGACTTGTCTCCAGCTCAAGACGCATGGAGCCGTCCAGACATCCCATTGCATGCAAATGCAATGTTGAAAAATGAGCGTGATGGTATCAACCCTGAAAAACCAGGTGAAGTTGGTCCATTAAGCCAAATTAAAGAACTCATTGCTAAAGGCAATCAAGTTGCTTATGTTGGTGACGTTGTTGGTACAGGTTCATCTCGTAAATCTGCAACAAACTCTGTTCTTTGGTTCTTTGGTGATGAAATCGCTCACATTCCAAACAAAAAAGACGGTGGTGTGTGCTTAGGCGGTAAAATCGCTCCGATCTTCTTTAACACAATGGAAGATGCTGGTGCATTACCAGTAGAGATCGATGTTTCTAACATGAACATGGGTGACGAAGTTACTCTTAAAATCGATCATGCTGCAGCAAAAGTAACTGCGTTCAAAAATGGCGAACAAATCGCTGAGTCTGAACTTAAAACTCCAGTACTTTTAGATGAAGTACGTGCTGGTGGTCGTATTAACTTGATTATTGGTCGTGGCTTAACTGCTAAAGCGCGTGAAGCTTTAGGTTTAGCTCCATCTACATTATTCCGTACTCCAGTACAACCAGCTGACACTGGCAAAGGTTTCACTTTAGCTCAGAAGATGGTTGGTCGCGCATGTGGTCTTCCAGAAGGTCAAGGTATCCGTCCAGGTACTTACTGTGAGCCTAAAATGACTACAGTTGGTTCTCAAGATACAACTGGTCCTATGACTCGTGATGAGTTAAAAGACTTAGCTTGCTTGGGCTTCTCTGCTGACTTAGTAATGCAGTCTTTCTGTCACACTGCTGCTTATCCAAAGCCAGTTGACGTACAAATGCAACATACACTTCCAGACTTCATCATGAACCGTGGTGGTGTATCTTTACGTCCAGGTGACGGTATTATCCACTCTTGGTTAAACCGTATGCTTCTTCCAGATACAGTAGGTACTGGTGGTGACTCGCATACTCGTTTCCCAATTGGTATTTCATTCCCAGCAGGTTCTGGTCTTGTAGCTTTCGCTGCTGCAACTGGTGTAATGCCACTTGATATGCCTGAATCAGTTCTTGTTAAGTTTAAAGGTAAAATGCAGCCTGGTATCACTTTACGTGACCTTGTACATGCGATTCCTTACTATGCAATCAAAGAAGGCGATCTTACTGTTGAGAAAAAAGGTAAGAAAAACATCTTCTCTGGTCGTATCTTAGAAATCGACTTAACAGAAATGGAAACTGACTTAACAGTTGAGCAAGCATTCGAACTTTCTGATGCTTCTGCTGAACGTTCAGCTGCTGGTTGTGCAATCACACTTTCAGAAGAGAAAGTTGCTGAGTATTTACGTTCTAACATCACAATGCTTAAGTGGATGATTTCACAAGGTTATGGTGATGCACGTACGATGGCTCGCCGTGTTGAAAACATGGAAAAATGGTTAGCAAACCCAAGCTTACTTAAAGCTGATGCTGATGCTGAATACACTAAAGTGTATGAAATTGACTTGTCAGAAATCAAAGAACCTATCCTTTGCTGCCCGAACGATCCAGATGATGCAAAACTTCTTTCTGACGTTCAAGGCGACAAAATTGATGAAGTATTCATCGGTTCTTGTATGACTAACATTGGTCACTTCCGTGCTGCTGGTCAGTTACTTGAGAAAGTACCAAGCGGTTCATTAACAACTCGTTTATGGTTGGCTCCACCAACACGTATGGACGAACATCAGTTAATGGAAGAAGGCTTCTATAACACTTATGGCCGTGCTGGTGCACGTACAGAAATGCCTGGTTGTTCATTATGTATGGGTAACCAAGCACGTGTTGCGCCGAACACAACTGTTGTTTCGACTTCTACACGTAACTTCCCTAACCGTTTAGGCCAAGGTTCTAACGTTTACTTAGCGTCTGCTGAGCTTGCATCTGTTGCTGCTGTACTTGGTAAATTACCAACTCCAGAAGAATACCAACAATATGCAGCTCAAATTGACAGTATGTCTGCTGACATCTACAAATATTTGAATTTCGACCAAATGGGCGAATATACAAATGCTGCTGATAAAGTAGATACTAAGAAAATTGCTGCTGCTCAGTTGACTTAATAGGTCGATTTAGTACAAAAAAGGAGCTGATTATTCAGCTCCTTTTTATTTTAATGAGAATTGGTACATATTTTAATTCTTAAAATAATAAATTAATCATGTTTTATTCTAATAAAATGTAAAAATAAATATAACGCTAGATATTAAAGAAGATTTTGTTTTAAAATATTTGTATGAACTTAAAAATAATTAAAAAGAACATGGGTATTTTATATATGGAATTTAAAAATGCTAAAGACAATTGTTGAATTTAAATTTGATGATTATCAGCTATATGATCAAAATTTATCAGCAGAAGACGGGAATACTTTAGTACAGAAAACTGAAGATATTGCACAATATATTTATAGTATATTAAAAAATAGATATCACTTAAATATTGAGTTAAATGCTGAGCGTTGGGGCTGGGAAATAGAAGTGCCATTACCTGAGATTACGATGTATATCGGTATTAGCGTTTATGAAGAATACAGTAATGGTTTTGCAATATTCATTTCACCAAATACACCAATTTTAAGAAGATTTCTTTTTAGAAAGTTAGATATTACTCACCATATTATGTTGCTACAAAATTATATTAATGTCATTTTGAAGTCCCATGCCGGTATATATGATGTGCAATGGTGGGAGGAAAATGAGTTTAGATATGTTGCAGCGCATTAAAATATAATTAGTAAATATGAAATATTAGACCTCTTGCGAAAGTAAAAACCACCTCAATCTAAATTTCATGAGATA